GAATAGTTGATGATATTTATAATATATGAGAGATTTAATTAGAAACATATTAAAAGAGGCTAGAGTTCCAAAAAAAGAAAAAGTTGAACTTTACAAAGATGATAATGTTATTGTGGTTGTCCCATTAACACATAGGGCTTTACAAAAATACGCTAGTTTCTGTCAATGGTGTATTAATGATGATAAATCCGAGTGGGAATATTACCATAAAGGTATACACGCGGTTATCATTCAAAGAAAACCAAAGAAAGAAAAGATAGGGATAACAGGAAATCCCGTTGCTTCAGAGATATTAATTATGTCAAGATGGGATGATGGTGGATATAGTTTTGAGGATGTTTGTGGTATATTAGGTTATGAATTTAGAAATGATAGAACATTAAACGATTACTATGTTAATGTTTCAAATGATATTAATAATTTCGCAACAAACATAGTTTATTATTCACCAGAAAACGGTATCTATGATATGGAAGATAATTTTCTATGGAATTTTAATTTTGAAATATCCGATATACCAAATATGACCCCTGAAATAATTAGAATAACAGATCATTATCTTTGGAACGTTTTAAACGTACCACATAATGATAGTAATAATTTAAAAGAATCCGAAGAATGGTTTAAAGACATTAGGTTTGATGAGGGTGGTATAGATGATGAGGTAATGAATTACCTAAAAGATAACTACAATAAAGTTAGTAGTTATATGGGTGATTATATCGTAATAGATGAAAAACCTTTTTATTTGAATTTTAACTCAAAAAAAAGAACGGTGGGTAAAATATATTTGGAAATTGTTGATCAATTTAAAAATGTCACGGAATCAATTTTAAGACGTACAATTAGAACTTATATTAATAGTCTAATCTAAAAAATCATCATCTAAATCTTCATTCCATTTATCACGTTGTATATCATCTCTATATGATTTTAAGTTTGCCAATTCTATAGAAATTCTTCTTAAATCATCATTGAGTAGTTTTATATCTTCCATTTTTTCCGAAAATAACTCATAACCAAAATCAATCAACTCTTTTTCTGTTTGTGATAAATCTTCGATACTTACAGATATCTTATCTGCCATTAATTTTATATATTGTTCTTTAAGTGATTTAATTTCCATAATACAAAAATAAAATTTACCTAATTTTTTTAAAACCCAAACTCATTTCTTGGTGTATCTGATGTTAAAGTTTGTAAGTCCATCATTTCTTCTGTTACCTCTTCTTTTGAAAGGTGACCTTTAATATCATCATCACAACTTCTCCAAATCTCAAAAGTAGATACACCATCACCATATTGACCCCTGCCACCACCAATGACAGAAATACGGTGACCATTGTCAAACTCCATTATAGCTTGTACACCACCCAACCCATTAGGGTGAGGTTTAAATTTTAAATCTTCAAATGTTATTCTATTTCTATCCATTGATTTCCGTCCCAATAATTTAATTTTCTTGTTTCTAAATTGAATCTAACTGAACCTAAACTCCAAATTTCACCAACCGTCAAAATATTATTATTAACACCATTATTAAAGGTTAAAGTATTTTCATTGTTAACATATGTTAATAATTGATTTTCAACACCAACCGCAATTAAGTCATCAAATAAGTTGTTATTATAATTAAACTCAAATATATTATTTTTTTTGATGAAATGAAATTTTTTTAACACCTTTTTTATCATTTATTAAACATAAAAAAGGTAGTATTAATGTAAATACCACCTTTTTTTAAAATCCATAAAGATTAACCGTTATATACACCATCTTTAATTGATTTTTCTTGAGCCAACTCTTTGTTGGATTTACCTTTAAGTGTTGTATTAATAACTGTCATAACTTCTGATGGTATGATTGTCATTAAATCTATCATGTTGACAGCGTTAAGTTTAATATCTTTGGAGTCCCATATAGTTGTGGCTTCAGTACCAACAGATTTAGATTTGTCATGGTGGAAAGCCACTTTGGAATAAATTTTATCACGAGTTTCTTCTTCTTTAACACGTTTATCAATAAAAAACACTAAAACACCGTTTTCGGTATATTGGTTAAAATATTTTTTAAAGTCATTTTGTTCTGAAGAAACACACCACTTTGTTGACTTACCGTAAATATTGGATGAACGGGAAGTAAGTGGTTGAACAACCAAAAAGTTATCGTCTTCATATAAAGACAAGGTTTCAAATTTTTTAACATGACTTTTTGTTACCTTTTCACGAGCCAATTTAATCGTATCAACAATTTCTTGATTGGATGTATAAGAATAGATGTCTTTATTCTCCAATAAATTTTTATTAGATAGATCCTCAAATTCTTTCACAATATCAAACATTTCTTTGAATGTATTGTTTTTTAATTCTTCTTTTAACCAATCAACCCAAGTCTCGGTTTGTTTAACCATAAAAGGTAAATACTTATTTGTAGAAGAAGGATCGTTTTCAGCCAAAAGTTCAATCAAATCAATATTGAATTTGGGGTTTTGTTCTTTAAGGTCTTTTTTCTTAGCCATATTTAAACTATTTAATATCTTTAATTGTTTTGTAAAATTAATAATTTTTTTAAAATCAATCAACTTTTACGAAAAAAATTTCATTAGGAAACCCACCAAAAATAAATTTAGTCACATCACATAACCAAATTTCTTTATTTAAATCAACACCCATATGAGATTTTAAAAAATAAAACGAACCATTACCATATTCGGTGGCCTCTCTAATTAATTTTAATTTACTACCACCTTCAATTTCGTCAATTGATAAAAGTAAGTTAACATTATCACCACCTTCTGACACATAATCCAACATATCGTCAGCACCTTCAACCATTTCTAAATCTATTTTATCACCCGGCCATTCTGGTAAATCTATATACCATCTATTACTTGGTTCTTTATAAAATCTAAATATCTTTTTCATAATAAAACAAAGATATGGATTTTTTGTCAACATACAAATATTTATATAAAAAACATTTTATCATGAAAAAAGTAATAAGATTAAACGAAAACGATATAGAAAAGTTAGTAAAGAAGATTATGAAAGAAGAAGGTGAACAACCTAATCAGTCGAAAGAAAAATCTCTTGTGTTGTTAAAAACTAATAACGGTGAATTATCAACGGTTGATGAAATTGTTAGAGCAATTCAACAAGCTAAAATGGCTTTTGAAGATTTATGTAACTCTAAACTAACTGGTAGAGATGGTTATACTAAAGAAATTGATGGTATTGTGAATGATTTTACTAAACTTGAAGATAAAGTTCGTAAATCAAAAGAAACTATCGGTAAATTTGTCCAACAAAAAAGTAAAGAAGACCATATGTCATATATGAAACAAAAACAAATGGATTATATGGCTAAACAAAAAAGAGCTCGTGAAGAAGGTAAATTTTACGCCTAAAATTAAAAACCCCGATTTCTCGGGGTTTTTTGTTAATATCATTTTGTGTTTTTAACACCAATCTTTTTCTGATACAACCTCAAAAGGTATTATGTCACCATATGTTCTAACTTCCCCGCTAGATTCAATTTTAATTTCAATAAAATAATCGTTAGGTATAAACCAAGATGTATCTACTAAGAAGAAATTACCATCAGGTGTCCTACTAACTTCTTGCCAATCTATATAATCTATTTGTATATGACCACCTTCTTTAATGAATATCCTATAATAAACCTTATCCAATAAAGCCGTTTGGTCGTATGTGTAAGGTATACGTACATTAACATTCACACGTCTAGTATCACCTCTTTTAATTTTTTCTTTTCTTTTTATACCTACCACATTAAACTCGTAATCATAAATAGACATATTACTAGCAGAACCCACACCTAATCCATTGGCATTTGCACTGTTAGTAGATCCAATTCTGTAGTAGTCAGTGTCTTCCAACACTATAAAGTCTAATATTACGTTACCTAAATGTTTAGAACCTACTGTAACATCTTTCCATACATCACGGAATTGTATGTTACCACAATAACCAGATGTTGGATTATCGTCTACTGTTAAATTAACACAATAAACCCCTCTTGTTACTTGCGTAATACCTGATGACGGTATTGTTGTAAACAAATCGTCATTTTGGTCGTATATATCTACACCACTAAAAGTCGCATTAGTGTTCTGACCTCCGGCGTTAACATATAAACATATGTTGTTAGATTTATTTAGATAAAATTTATTTCTATCATCACTAATTCTGTCATCCCATTTTGTCTCTAAAAACGGTTCAAATACTGTATTAGTTTCTTTACCGAAAAAACCAACATACTCAGCATCCTCTAAAGGTGCCTGTTCTAAAGCAGGTTTAAAAGCCAAACCTAATCCATATGTAAGTCCTGTGTAACCACTTAAAATTAAACCATTTATATAATCAGTAACATCAATACAAACATTTTCATTACCAAAATCAAAATGTTGCGTAGCAATAATTAAATTTGTACCCCCACTACATATTGTAGTACCAGAAGTACCACTAGTAGTACCAGAAGCACACCAATTACTTGGGTCGGTACCATAAACACCTTGATTGGACCAACACGTTGTAACATCACCTCTAACAAACCAATTTGCTGGGCCCTCACAATATACTTTATCACCTTCAGCACAAGAAACAGTAGTTTGTGTGTAATCATAACCATTACCTTCACACCATGATTCTGGGACTTGGAATAATATTAATTCAAAACAAGTGGCTCTTTTGATTTCACCAACACATGATGAAACTGTTTTACATAGTTGTTCTTGGTCAAAACAAGATGTGTTAGTCATTTTTAACGTATGGGTCATCCCATTTACGTAAGGTATATCTTTAGAATTAACCTTTTTTAGTATCTCATCAAAATTTAAATCAAATATATATCTTGAGTATTTTACTTCCTCAGCTTTTAATGATCCACCGTGAAACAGTTCCACAATAGGGTTTCTACCTGTATTAACATAAGAATCCCTAATTAAAGTGGTATCTTTATTGAAATATGTCCTTAAAATTCCCATTAATCTTTTTTTACTATAAATATCATCGGGAATTAATTAGTTCTAACACCTTTGCTTAAGAATGTACAACCTTCAAAATCAACATAACTGTTTTCAACCGTTAAATCTGGACTTGGTTTACTTACTCGGTTACCTAAATTTTTATTAAACCATTTGATTAATTCTAAAGTAGGTCCACTTTTATCTGAAGGTAATCTAGAACCCTCGTGTATATGACCCTCTATATATGACCTAAGAATACTCATGAATTCCCATAAAACATCACCATAAATTAATGGGTGTAATTTGGTGTTTTCTGTTATAATTTGTTGTAAAACATCATCACCATTCAATATTACAGGTGCCTTACCTTTGGCTGATGAACCCATATGACTTATCAAATTCAATTTATCCGCTACTAAATTAATGTGGGTTCTATCATTCCCTAAACCTAAATTTGTTTGTGTTTCTGTTTTATTTTCTGTTGGGAATGTATGATTTATTGTGATATAAGCCGGATTTTTAATGTTTAAAGATATAGGTGGACTATTTGTGTTTAGATTTCTATAATCAATCTTACCCGATCTTAATATTATTTCATCATAATTGGATTTATTTCTTAATATTAAATCCGTATTTCTTCTACCCAATAAAGCAACATCACTAACATTAGGGTATATAGACCAATTACCTTGACTGGATTCTGGCCAATTATCATAAGCTGGTGAATATGCAGAATTCTCTGTTTGTAAAGTTGCTATATTATAGTCATTGTATTGAAAATCTGCTGGTGTTTTTTGGCCTATAACAGGACCTATATATTGCCTTCTTTGTTGTTTATTACGATAATCAAAAACAGCGACCTTAACCATCTCACCAACTTGTGGTACAATGTTAAGGAATTTAGGTAATAAAGGTTCACACCAAGGTAAATAAGCATCACTATCTTCATTACCTAATTCTTTATTTTCTATTTTTGTTTTACCACCGGCCGGCAACAAAATTTTTCTATCAACACCTTCAATTCTGACTTTAATACGACCAGCATAAAAAGTATCGTCAACTCTTTCTACGATACCATAATACCATAAAGGAAAAGTTTTTTTATCTAATCTTGAATCACCATAACCTAGGTCAACTCTTATAAAATCATCTAAACTCATTTATTGTTAATTCCAAACCTATTGTTTAATTCGTTATTTATTTCGTTATATTTTACTTCAATTAAGGTCCAATAATCATATAAATTAACTAAATCGGTCCTAATTTTTTCAAACTCATCTTTTAATTTTTTTTGCATTTCGATGAGTTCTGCATTACTTTTATTTTTAATCTTTTCCATCTATTAATTACAAACAACAGCTTTACCTTTAGCTATACCTACTATAGTACCAGCTGTTTGTACTGGTAAACCAGGTCCTGCAATACCAGTTGCCTGTAAAGCAGTTCCAGGTTGTATAGCAACTTGCATAACTAATTTTGTAGAAATAGCTTCAACCATTTCTTCTATTCTAATTTTTTCCATTATTTCATCTGGTGAAACTTTACCACTAGGTAACGGTCCTACAGGTATACCAGCTTCGGCTTGTCTTCTTATTATTTTTGCCGCTATTTCAGAAGCATTAAAATCACCACATCTAGCACCAAAAACAGCTGATGCGGGTAATATATTAGTTGATACAGAATTCCCTATTTTAAATAAATTAAGTAAAGCTTTTAAAATTGAATTTGGGTTTTTAAAATCTGTTTTACCGGTGTCTTTACATTTAGCCATATTAAATATATTTAGATGTGTTAGGTATTGGTGCAGCAATTATTGCACCTTCTACAATTCCTAAAACTATATTATTTATTTGTTTAATTCTTCTATCCTCCCGTTCCTTAATTATTTTTGCTGCTATTTCAGCAACTAATGAAAGTATTTCTTTTTTGAGTTGTCTAAATATTATTTCTAGTAAAGCTGCTAGAGATTCTCTTGAAACATACTCAAAAAATACTCTAGTCGCTATAGCATAATCAAAACCATCAGTAACATTAAATGTTATATCATTAACAGTCTTCATAGATAATTTATACAATGAAACTATTTTAGGTTCTAAAATAATATTAGTAAATACTTTAGGTAATTGTTCCAACATTTTTAAATTTAAGGACAATTTGGATACGTTTTTATCACTGTCGGGTACATTGTTGGTTAGGTCATTATTTATACTGTCTATAGATTGTGTAATAACAACATCTATTTTAGATGGAGGCGTGTTTTTTATTTCATCAGATATACCTTTCAATAAAGGTATGTTAACCGTAACAGGTAATAAACCACAACCCAAATTTAAATAAACAACACCAGTCTTTTTTTGATTGGCAATGTTTTCCATCTCATAAGTTTCTTCATTTGTAAATTTAAAGTAACTATCATCATAAACATAATCTTCTTTACAAGGATCTGAACTATTAAATTTATCTTGTAATTTATTAACTTTTTCTAGAGCCAATAATTTTTCTATACTTGTGTTAATGTTGGGGAGATTGGCACCTAGAACACCTGTTAATATGTTAAGAATTCTTGGTATTAAAGTCGCCAAAGTCAATAATTCTATTGAATTAATAAAATCAATTAAAAATTGATTGAAGGATTTACCAACATAAGATTGGTCTATCTTCATTTCAAAATTTTGTGTATTTTGATCGTACGTGACATCAACCAAATTTTTCCAATTACTAGACCCACCTGTTTGTATTAAATCATATAAAAACCAATTAAAGTCTTCATTAGAACTTGTTCCGTATAACATAGAGCCTATATCACTGTTTGGATCTATTTTTAACATATCAGTAAAATCTATTTTTTCAGCCTTTACTACAATTGTCGGAGCCGGACTTGGTATGTTAAAGTCAACACCACAAGCTAAACCAGCTTTAATGCCTTCAATTATACCGTCTTTTAATATTTTAATTAATTGTGGGAAAAATTGTATCAAAATTTCTGTTAAAATTCTAGTTGCCTCACATTTGGCTCTATCTTTACCGTTTTCTTGTTCTTTACATACAGTACTAAATAAGTCTAATAGATAAGGTAATAAATTTTTACTTTTTGTGTTAACAGATTCCAATGAAGAAGTCGACTTAGTTTTCGGCAAATCCTTTAATACCTCAAATAAAGCTACATTATTAATAATTTCTGTTTTTTCTTCAATAAAACCCATTATTTAATTTTGTAGTTTTTTTTATCATCATCATCACTTTTATCACCATCTTCATTAAAAATACCACGTAGTAAAGCCATATCTTCAGGTGTTAAAGAACCGTTTACATTACCACTTGTATCGGATTCACCACCTTTAAAAATTAATTGGCTCATTAGTTTAACTAATGATATTTTTTTATCTATAGTGGAATCAATAATTTTAAGAAGGTCGGTGTTAGCTTTATTTAAGTTGGTTAAGTCATGCATGTCTTCTACATTAACTTTATTCTTATTTTCGTTAATTGTACGTATGCAAGTACTTCTTTGTTCTACAAGTTCATTATAAGCCTCTTGGGTTATACCCAAAAAACTTTCCGTATTTAATTTTACTTGTTTTTTCTGTGGTCTGCCCATAATTTCTTTTTTATTTATAAATATCAAAATGGTGGTTTTTATAAACCACCATCTTTTATAAACTTATAAATACCACGATATCTTTTCATTGCGTTTCTAATATCTTTGGTACTTAACGATGTCATTTCTCTCATATAATAAAGAATTAAGTTTTTATTATACTTATTAGTTGCTTCCTTACCCTCAAAAACATTCTCCCAATTTTCCAAAATAGAAACCAAAGAATTACCAACTTTTATTTCGTTTTCGGTTAAAATTTTACTCTGTAACTCTTCTTTAATCGAATTGGATATTTCGTCTATTAATAAAGTTAAATCTAATTCTTGATTATCTATTTCATAAGAGTACTCTTCATTTTCTTCTAAATCTGGGGCTATATCTTCATATGATATTAAAGTTTTTAGTTTTTTATCATCTTTTATTAGTTTACCTAATAAATAATGTTTACAAACAGTACCATAATAAGAATATGATTTTTTACCTTTTGATGGTTTAAATTTATGAAATTTCATCATTAAAAATGATAAAGTATCAGAATGTAAATCTTCAAAAGTCATACTTTTAGAATATAACTTATATCTTCTAATGATACTTTCTATCATTTTGTTTAATGGAGCTTGTAGGTGTTGACGATAAATTTCATTTCTCCTAAATTCATCTTTAGTACTACCAGTCCATCTGTATCCTTCTAATGATTTTGGGTCATGTATTAAATTGCCTAAAGATAAAAACTCTTTAACAGCTAATTCTTCTACATGCCCAAAATAAGGATCTTTTGACGGTTTTCTTCCTCTTTTTCTTTCTGTGGACATTATACTATTGTAGAAGTCTCTCTATCGAATTTTATGTTACGATCAGCTTTAAAATAACACTCTTTACGTGAGGTACTAAACCAAAATCTGGCCTCAATAACATCGATTTTATCCGTTTCTTTATTTTGATAATTAAAAAATAAAGAATCTGGTCTCATATTAACTTTTTTATAACCTAATTTAGGAATGGTCATTATTTTTTTATCATAATAAGTCATTCTTAATAAAAACTCATATATAAAATGAAGTTTAATACTAGGTTTTAAACCACCTACGGCTTTAAAAGCGTCTACTTTAATAACAGCACCTGACAACTGGAAGTTGGGGAAGTTTAATAAAGCATCGTTGTCTAAAAATCCTAATTTATCAGAAAAATCTTTAGCCCACACAGGTTCATTACTAAAATGTAAGAAACGACCTTCAGGACTTACGTCTAAAACAATAGGTAAAAAAACATCAGTTTCATCGTAAGCCTCTACGTATTTATTAACATTGTCAAACCATATTTTTGAATATTCATCATCAACTTCCAATATAGAAAAGAAAGTGGTTTTAACTTGTTCAACACCAAAATTAATTTGTGAACAAAAATCGGTATTACCTTCATTAACTACTATTCTATAATTTACGTTTTTTAAATATTCTTCATTAATTTTAACTCCTTTTGCTGTTACAATAATAACTTCTTCCGGGTTAATTTTTTGGTTTTCAACACTTTTAATAGCCTTTTCAAAATAAGAATTTAAAGTGTCATCCATTTTATGGATTGGGATTATGATTGTTGTTTTATTTTCTGCCATTTTTTAAATTATTTTTCTGTTTCTACATTATTTTCCACTTCTAACGGTAGTGAAGATTTTAATTCATTAATTCTATTTGTAAAGAATTTTTCATAAACTTCTTTTATTTTTGATTTTTGTTCCTCATAAGAGTATGTATCTTTTTGTTTAGACATTTCTTCATATAACTCAGAAGGTTCACCATCCTCCAACCAAGCTTGGAAATAGTTAGCGATTAAATCAACAATCATTAATGGGTCATGTGTCCAAAGACCGTTTTTATCTGACATCCATTCGGGTACCATGTTGGGTACTAACCCTAAAACAGGTACATTACATTTCATAGCTTCCACAGGGAATGTTCCAAAAGAAGAATCCTTGTCAATCCAAATAGCTAAACAGGATTCCGATAATGATTTAGCAAAAGTTTCTCTAGGTAAACCTCTCATATCACGGAAAGAAACCCATTTTAAATGAGGGTATTTTAAATAAAATGCCTTGTAAAGTTTTACCAGATCTCTTTGGTCACGAGTTGAAATCGCTATTATTGGTTTTTTTGGTTTATCAGAAGGTTTAAAATATTCTGGTATACTTACAGGAATTACCTCAGCTTTAATTTTTTTAGAAAACAAACTTTCAAGATATTCTTTTTGTTTTTCGGTTGTTGTAATAACATCTGTGATACCATAATCAGACCAACTCTTACCTGGCATTAACATTTCAAAAATGTAGTCATAAGATTGTGAGAACACAATTCTTTTAGAAGGTAAATTTAAAGTTTGTTCCATTACATTTGAAAATACTTCAGGTATGATTATAAAATCTTGTGGATTAACTTTTAATTGCTGAGATTCAATTGATACGTGTGGTATTTCAGCATAAACATCACCTAATGTATTGGCTACTGAAACGTAATCATTTTTTTCATGTAAAATTTGTGCATCATAACCTAAATCACGTAGTATTTTAGCGTGATCGTAAATGTTAGCCAAACTAGCGATTGGATTACCTTTGGTATCCATTGTGAAAAAATAAATTTTAAATTGTTTGTTCTCTAAACTAGAGATTGCGTTCTTAACGACTTGTTTAGTGTTATCTTCCATTGTTTTCTTTTATTATATTATGTTTTAATAATGTGTTAAATGACAATCTAAAGGGAATGGATAATTGTTCACCTAGTTTGGTGCTACCCATAGCTTCATCGACTATTGAATTTTCGTTTAAAATAACATCCATTAAAGCTTTGGTAGTTTCCCATTTGGTTAAATCTACTATTTGGCTGTAGTCCACAACCTCATCTACTTCATTGTTTTTTTCGGATTCAATTTCTTTTTTAGCTTCACCTAAAATATCTTCGATACTTTCAGAATTATCTAACCTTACAAATTGACTTAAAGCTTCTAAATCAAAATAAAATTCATTTCCGGCTATCTCAAACAATGAGGACTTATTATCCGTATTTTTAAATTTGTTCATAAAATAGATTTAATTAATAATTGTAATAAGTAAACTTTAAAAGATTAATTAAACAAATCTAATCCTATAAGTTCTTTAACTGTTTTAATAGTATATTCTGAAGGTATGTCTTTGTTATATGTTTTTTCTATTTTAATTGTGGTTTTACCTTCGGGTTTGGAGTTTAAAATTTCTGGGTGATCTGTAATCATACAATCAACATGTTGCCAACAGTCTGTCGTATTTAAAGTAAATTTAATATCTTGTATCATACAACCAGTTTTAGATAAAAAAAATAATGTGGCAGGAATACTTCTACCTACTTCACGACTTGTTATAATAATATCATGTTTTTTCTCATTTGTTTTTAATTGTAAATCTAAACCATTAATTGATTGTACAGCACCATCAATAACTTCATCAGCATAACCAAATATCTCTAAACAACACTTATCATATATAAATTCTTCAACAGTAATTGGTTCGTCTTTAACTTCTGTAAGTTCAAATGTTGATTCAGATTTTACAAATTCTTTTTCGTTAAATTCCGGATTAAATTCAATTTCATTTCTTACAATTTCTTCTTCAGGGAATTTAACCCACTTTTCTAAATCATAATCGTGTATGAATATTTCTTCCCCATCCTTTGAACCAAAATATTTTGTATGTGTTTTTTCTATCCTACCAAAAAAATCACGTAACACACCGTTAATTGAAACACCTATTTTCATTAGTCTTTTAAAATTTGTTTTTTACCGTTATTGGTTTTCTCTTCTTCTATAGTATCAAAAATATCTTCAATAACTTTAATAATTGGGTTACGTACAATATCTTCTTCATTTCTTAATTCTACGGTACCGAAATTTGGTTTATCTTTAAAACGTTCTATAACCACTTCTAATGAACTTTCTTTTCTATTACGAATATCTTTTTGTTTAACATCACCCAATATAATTAACTTGGAGTTTTCACCGATACGTGTCATTAAAGTTCTCATGTTATCCAAACTAATGTTTTGTGCCTCATCAATGATAATAATAGATTTATCAATACTTCTACCACGAACATAAGCTATAGGTTTTATTTCTATATATTTAGCATCCCTTAATTTATGTGTTAAAACCTCACCTATAATTTTATTAAAGTTATCTAAAAATGAGTCCATAAATGGTTCCATCTTTTCTTCCATAGTACCCTTTAAATAACCAATCTCCTCATCCTTCAGAGTGGTAACTGATTTAACCAATATAATTTTATGGTAAGGTAATTCAGGGTTTTTTAATAACTTTAAAGCCTCGGCACATGCAAGAAAAGTTTTACCAGTTCCAGGTAAACCTGAAGCTATTGTTATTTCATTATCTTTTATGGCTTGAACCAATTTTTTTTGGTTTTCAGTTTTTGGTTTAACGTCAACTTTAATGTTAGATAAAAATGTATTACCACCATCGTTTATTTGTTTTTGTTGATTAAAAGATTCGATATTGTCGATATCTTCTTGTGTTAATTTTTTATTTCGTCTTTTAGTCATAATTACCAACTAATTTCCGAATCTTTAAATTCGGCTGCTAAACAATCAATTTTATAATCTTTATGTCCACCTACAATTTCTTGTATTTTATTTTTTGTGGTATTTCTAATACCTTTTAACCCATGGGTTAACTCTAAATTATTACCGTATTTAATACCTTTACGATAGTTAGATTCATTATGTCATATATAGGGATTTATTTGGAATAAAATCACTACAGCTCTTATTGTTTCAGTGTTTATATTATTTTTATTTTCATCTAAAAATAATTGTATATCATGTGTAATAATTTTTATTTCTTTTGAATATTCTAATTTATGTTCAAGAATAAAAACTTCTTTTAATTGTACAATTGATAATCTATCAATTCCGACATTGTGGGTAAATACTTTCTGTCTTTCATTTTAATACATTATAGTAGGGATTATTTAATTTTAATAATGGTATTACTTTAATAATTTCTTTAATACCTGTTGTTATATCTACTTTGGTTTCAAAACCTAATGATTTTATTTTATCGTAACTAACTTTATAATTTCTTTTATCCGCATCTTCACCAACGTCAGCGTAATTAAAATAAACTGATGGTATCTCTTTTTTGATTAATTCACAGATTTCTTTTTTTGAATAATTCATTGAATCCGATCCCACATTGTAAACATTGTTTTTCATTTTATCATTATTTTTTATAGCAAATAAAAAAACACTTGCTATGTCTTTAACGTGAATAAATGTTCTTAAAAAATGTGATTCATAAATAACACCATAACCTTCTTTAATTGATTTATATGTCAAATCGTTTACTAACAAATCTAATCTTAGTCTTGGAGAAACCCCAAAAGCTGTTGCAAATCTAAAAGCTGTACTATTTTTTCTATCCAAAACCAATTTTTCAGCATCTGTTTTAGTTCTACCATATATAGACAATGGGTTTAAGGGTGTTTCTTCTGTACAAATACCTTTAACTTCACCGTAATTAGATCCAGTAGAACCAAATAATAAATACTGATTTTCATTCATAGAATCAATAACGTTTTTTGTACCAATAACATTAACATCGTAAGATTCTTTTTCCCCCTTTTCTCTACATATTGGAAATCCGACTAAAGCGGCTAAATGGATTACTATATCATGATTTTTTATGTGTTTACTTAAATTCTCTTTATCTCTAATATCACCTTCAATAAAAGTGAAATTTTCATTAGTTATGTACGGTAACAGTTTATCACCGTTATTAAATAATAATGAATCATAAACTGTTACTTGTAGTTTGTTTTCTAACAATAATGGTATTAAAGTGGTACCTATATACCCAGCACCTCCGGTAATAAATATTTTTTTCATTTAATCATATAATTTATATTGTTGTTATTAAGCCAATTTTGTAATTGTTCTGTATTTCTGTTTCTAATAAATTTTAATGGTGATCCGACATATAATGACCAACCTTTTAAAACATCTTTATGTTTTATTAAACTATGTGCACCACAAGATAGTCCGTTAGGTATGTTAACTGATGGTAGTATACAAGAATGTGCACCTATAGTAACAAAATCACCTAATATTACGTCACCTACTTCACCACCAAATTGTAATTCTTTAGGCACAGACGGCAAATCTAAAGAAACTATTGTATAATCACTAGAAGCACAATGTATTGAACAATGATTTGAAATTGTTGAATAGTCACCCATTTTAAATTTACCGGATCCACCAGATATAGAAACATGTGAGGCTATATGACAATTTTTACCTATCTCTATTGCACAAGAAATGTAAGCAAAATCGTCTATTATTGTGTTATCACCTATAATAGATTCTTCTGGTTTTCTAATCCTTACTGTTTTACCTATGATTACATTTTCACCACAGTACTTTAACTTTTTTTTATCAAAAAATATGTTATCCATTTATAATATCAGATATCTTATCTATGTCGTTATAATTTAAATCTTGGTGATTTGGTAAATAGAACCCTAATTTGTCTATTAAATTAGCGTTAGGGAGTTCTACCTTACCGTATTTTTCATACCACATAGGTTTATTTCCCATATTACCAGCTATTAATGGTCTAACTTCTATATTGTTGTTTAATAATTTTTTTACAACATCATTCCTATTTTCACATACAACAGGCATAGCAAAATTTGATATGAAACAGTTATTGTCTATACGTAATTTAAGTTTAGTATTATGTATACTGTTGTTATATAAAAAGAAGTTTTCATTTCTCTTTTCAACATACTCATCCAACCTATCTATAACCCTTAAACCAATAAAGGCTTGTAAGTCTGTGGCTCTCATATTAAACCCTGGTATGTAAAAATTATATAAAGCGTCGAATTCACTACAATTATATTTTTTTCTATATTCCTCCTGTTTCCAAGATGGTATATCCCTATCCCATCCATGACTTCTCATCATTAATAAAGTGTAATAAAATTCCTCATCATTGGTGTTGATAAACCCACCTTCTATTGTACTTAAATGGTGTCCGAAATAGAGTGAAAAAAAAGAAGCGAAACCGAAAGAGCCTAAATATTTGTCATCAAATTTAGATCCCATACTTTCACAAACATCTTCTAATAATATAACATCGTATTTTTGACATAATTCCACAACTTTATCCATTTTAGGTACAAACCCTAATGGTGAAACTAAAATTAATGTGGATGGTGATTCTTTTATGAATATATCTTCTAGTTGTGTTAAATCACAAGATAAATCTTCTAGATTACAATCACACATTATTGGGTCTAGACCTAAAATCATAGGACTACTAACATCAGTGGCCCAACTTAAAGCTGGCACTACTATTTTATTGTTTTTAAGTCTGTTTGAATATTTTAATGCGGCTAATGTTAGTAATATTGCCGAAGATCCAGAATTTACGTAAACAGAGTATTTAGTACCCATTTTTTTAGACCACTTTAACTCTAATTCTTTAGTTAAAACATCTTTAGTTAGTCTGGGTATTTTATCTTGTGATAACCATTCTATTAATGAATTAATATCATCTTTATTTATTGTATCGCTAACTAATTTTACCATATAAAAAAAATTAAATCATATAATCGTTATTGTAAATAATATTTATTTGTTTTGGTATAATATTTTATGCCATTCTATTGTTTTCTTTAAACCGTTTTCTATTGATTCGAAATCAAAAAAACCAAATTCTTCTTTATATCTTTTTAAATCTATTTTAACAGATTTTGGGCTACCAGTTAAAGTGTGTTCAGTGTTTGGTTTAATAACTTCCACATTCATTAAACTAGCTATTTTTTTAGCTATATTAAAAATACTTTTTGGTTGTATACCACCAACGTTATAAACATTTTGTTTACCTTCAAATAATATCTTCCAAAACATTATAATAGCATCCGCAACGTATATGTATGTTCTTATAGAACTACCATTATCTAATAGTTTTATTTCTTTATCTAATATAGACTTTTCAATAAAATTAGTTAGTACCCTTTTATCATTTATTTTAGTTCCTGGTCCATATGCTAAAGATAATCTAACTGATTTGGCATTAACACCAGATTTTCTATATATGTTACAAATTGTCTCACCACATTTTTTACCTTCAATATAACAAGCTCTATTATGTTCTGGTGTTGTTCTACCTACAACACTTTCTGTTTGGTTATTATCTATTCCGGAATAAACCTCACTACTACTAACGAATAAGAATTTACCGTTTGTGTTTAATTTTTTGAATAAAAAAAGTGTGGACGATGTATTTAATTCTATTGTTTTTAATTCATTTTCTAAGAATCTATTTGGTTGTCCGTAACCAGCGGAATGAATTATATAATCATAAGTACCTAATTTACTCTCTAAAGATTTGATATCGGTAATATCTTCATTAATACACTCAATTTTATCAAAATCTATAAAACACTTAAATAAATCATCTATTTTCGATTTATATATTATTGTTATTTTAATATTATATTCTATAAAAATATCTTTTAATGATAGTAATAAATAAAGACCTATTAACCCAGTTGCTCCAGTAATAAGAATTGATTTATTTTTCATTTCAGAAAAATCAACGTGTTGATGTATTTTTTTAACATCCTCATCTAGAAAATAAAATTTATTTCTCATTATAATAATCCCCCCATTCTACTAAAATAGTTGATTTACCATCTGTCCTTTCATAAGCGTATTTATACGATTCAAAAATCTGTTCAGGTTCATCAAGTCTGATAATATCTACAGTATCACACATAGCTTTAAATCCTGCCGTAAAATCTGATATGTGTTGATGTTGTGGATGTAAAGGTCTTTGTGACCCAATAGACGTTCTAATAATAACTTTAGGTGTATAGCCACCACTTGACATTATTTTAATCTTATCCAAATGATTAACAATTTGGTTTGCCCCTAGAATTAAAAAATTCCATCTAGGAAATATGGACACTGGTACTGTACCATTTAAAGCCATACCAAGTGACATTCCTACCTGCATGTCTTCGTTGACAGGCATTTCTAACTTTTTGGATGTGTCAACATCTTTAATTGTTGTCGTCATAGATGTACCGTCATATTCTACAGCTTGACCTAAAAATAATGTGTCTGGTTTGGTGTTCAACCAATCCATAGATTTTTTCAATTCATCAAAATATTTTTTCATATTAAAACTGTATTCTTTTTCCTGCTCCAGCGTGTGGGTATTTAGATTCGTATTTATAGTACATTATTTTTCTGTTTTCTTTAGCAAAATATAACTCATCGTTAGACCAAGTTTTTCTTGTATCAGTACAAACGGATTTATTATTATCTTCAATAACATATGTTATAGGTAAATCATTATTAACAGAATACTTCCAATTTTCAAAAAATGTACCAGTCTCAGAGGTCATATCACCAACGAAACACCAAACTTTGTTTTTACCATTTTTACGTTTAATATCCAAAGCCACACCTGTGGCTATTGGTATATTACCAGTAACAATAGCTGAAGAATATATATTATGACTAGGGTAACATAATGTTATAGATTTACCTTTTATGATATCTTCCTTAAGTATTTCAGGTGGTACACCTTTTAATAAACATTGGTAGTGTGATCTCCAAGAACAAAAAACCCAATCTTCATCAGATATATTTTCAAATATATCAATCATTTGTTTTTCATTACCACTGTATAAGTGTACAGGGGCTTTTATTTTACCCGCGTTAAAAGTTTCGGCAATATCTTCTTCAAAATTAATTAATTCTTTTTCTGTGTATTTTCTCATATTTCATCAAAATAATAAACATTTTCAAATTGTAACCCATTTATGTAAATTGTGGCGTTTGATACACCTGAAACACCACATAAAAGACTATTACATTTTGACATGTTTAATGCATCTATCAAAACTTCTTGACACTGTTGTGTTCTATGTAATGGTCTTGTATCAGTTTTAAAAACCGGTGATTCATTTGGTCCTACCCTAAAACAATCTTGGTAGATTAACTTGTCACCTAATTCATTTTTAAAAAAATCTAAAATCTCGTACTCTTCTGTAGCTAAATAAATTTTTTCAAAATTACCTTCGTTAAATATTTTTAATGTTTTATCTAAAAAAACTTGATTAGTGTAATTTAAACCTATGTTTGGGTGATCTCTTACCATATCACTTCTTCTACAGTGAACAGCTAATGTTTTAAATTTTTCTACCTCTTGATTTAACTTATTTAATATTTCTGGTTTAACTTTAACGTATTTTTGGTATAAAGAATTAAGTCTCAAACTTAATTCTTTATTTCTGTAGTTTTTTCCCTGTGCTGGATACCATCCTAAAAACAATCCGTTAGACATTTGATGGTTATTTTTATAAACATCATGTATAATTACATCTTGATTAAAGCAATATTCCCATTCATTATTGATGGGATTATGATGGTCTCTAATATTTGATGATTTAGTGAAGTCTACATAAGGTATTAAACCTAAACTATCAGCTTCATGTAAATGCATTAAAACATGGTTAAATTTAGCAAAAAAACCATCACCATCATGTATTTTATGTATTATATAATAACTCATTAAATTCTGTTTTTGTAATAATTTATTGTATTTTTTATACCCTCTCTAATATCAGTAAATTTGAAGTTTGGGAAATGCTCTTTAAATAGTGTTCCGTCTAAAATTTTTATAGGATCACCATCTATTTTAGATAAATCATTTACGATTTGGATGTTTTCATTTATTTCAGATTTTACAATTTCAGCTATTTCATTTATTGTATGACCTTCACCTCTACCCATATTTATGGGGTTTGGTAATTCTTTTATCTCATTATCTATAATATATTTAATAAAATTAGCGGTATCTGGCATATAACCCCACTCCCTTATCGGTGTGCCACTGCCCCAAACAGTAAATTCATTGTTGTTTGTTTTTACCATTTTTAACATTCTTATAATAATACCATTTAGTGCATGTACTTTATTTTCGTCATCATAATCATATTCACCATAAGAATTTGGCATAATAATATTTATGGTTTTAATGCCGTATTGTTTCTCATAACACTTATTAATCATGTAAATAGTTTTTTTAGCCGTACCGTATGAGATAATACTAGGGTGTACCATACCGTCCCACCATTCATCTTCTTTTTGTGTGTCAGCTTTACCGGGATAGGTACAATTCGATATTGGGTTTATAACAATACCTTTATATTCAATATCTTTCAGTATATCCCAAAGATTTATACCTAACATAATATTATATGATATAACATCAGCTGTATGAGCGTTAACATACTCCAAACTGCCAACATAAGCTGAACAATTTATAACATAGTCTGGATTAGTTTTAACTAAAAAATCTTTTATTTTATTTTTTTCCATTAAGTCATACCCATTTCGTCTAGAAATGGTATGTACTTCATGATCTTTTAACGCATTTTGTAAATTTTTACCTAAAAAACCAAAACCACCTATTAATACTATTTTTTTCATTTAAAATAATTTATTTTTTTAAAATTGTTGTTATTAAATACTTCTATAAAAATTGAAACTCCCGAGAATTCTGTACCTAAGAACCCTTCACATTTTGAGGCAAATATAATATCTGACATTATATCTAACAGTATCACTTTTCCGTCTTTAGTGTATAAAGACTCTAAGGATGATGTGTGATCAATTATATCGTGGCCTATTCTTACAGTTTCTTGGGTAAATAAAATATCTTCACTAAATTTAGTCTTTAAAAATTTATGAATATTATCATCTTCGGTACATAAAAATATTTTTTCATACTGACCTTCTTCGAATTCTTTTTTAATATTATTATAATAATAACTTAAATCATTTATGTCCCAACTGATAAGGTGTCTAAAGTAGGTTTCACTTAAAACGTCACTACGTCTTATATGTACGGCTAGTGTTTTATTATTACCTTTTTTTGTGTTTAAATTTTCTATTCTATTAATTAAATCATTACTTAAAGAAAACACACACCAAAATTTTTCATTAAATTCATTTATTAAATCTGGTCTAGTGTGAGGTCTTACATTAAAAAAATTTTTAACATTATTTTGGTTTACAGGCCAATTATTGCCGTATGTGATAACATCATCAAACTCACCCTCCTTTTGTGTGAAAATATAGTCTAAACTATTTTTATCACTTTCATCATATCTTGTATTACTCCAATGTATACTTACATGATTTTCATCGTTAGTACGGTAAATAAACTCACAAACACTAGAAAACATACAAGAAAACCCACATCTCTTAGAGTGTCCAGTTAATTTAATTAACGTATTTTTTTTTACCATCCTTCTTTTATTTTTTCTATAATATACTTAATATTCTCTTTTTGTAAAGAGTCGTTTATTGGTAGATGTATTTGATTATTATCGAAATACCTTTGATTTAACAATGACATATCCTTACCACCAAAAACACTATTTTTATCAATACCCACATGTACAACTGAGACTGGTATATTATTATCTTTCATTTTTTTAACAAAGGCATCTCTATTTTCTACTAAAATAGGGTATAACCAATATGATGATTCTCTATCAGATTTATAATCCATTAATGTTATACCATTAACATTAGATAACTCTTTATTATAATAAGAAGCTATATTTTGAATTTTACTCAATCTATCTTCTATAACTTGTAAATTACCTAATCCTAAACTAGCCGATAAATCGTTCATGTGGTACTTATAACCAACATTTACTGCGTCATATTCTCTTTCACCTAACACACCTGTTTTAGAATTTTCACGATCTATATCGAACCATCTAAGTCTTTTAACTGTTACTACATCTTCACTATTTAAACAACATAAAGCACCACCATCACCAGTAGTTAGGTGTTTAATTGCTTGAAAAGAAAATGATGTAAATCTAGATATAGAACCTATGAGTTTATTTTTATATTTTGAACCGAAAGCGTGTGCCGCGTCTTCTATTACGGATAAACCATATTCTTCAGCAATTTTACCAATTCCATCCATATCACAAGGATACCCACCCCAATGAACAGGAATGATGGCCTTAGTTTTTGGTGTTATTTTTTCTTTTATCGATTCTACCGATATATTACCATCAAATTTATTTATATCAGCAAAAACTGGTGTGGCTCCAACGTATAATACAGCTAAACCTGTAGCGATAAAAGTTTGAGCCGGTAATATTACTTCATCACCTGGTTTTACACCTGAGGCTAACAAAGCTAAATGCATAGTAACGGTACCACTATTTAACGTAACAGGATTAACTAATCCATATTCCGATAATTTTTTTTCAAACTCATCAGCCTTTTTACCTGCTGAAATCATACCAGAATTTAATGTTTCGTTTACAATATCTATAGCTTTTTTAGTTATTGTAGTATTGTAAAAATTTATATTTTCCATATTATATTCTAATCCATTCTTTAGGGAAAGTGTCGGTTAAATCGAAATGTTTATAACCAGGCCCAAACCATTCTTTTTCTGTTACTATTATTTTTTTATTTTGTTTCTGATTCATATACGCTGCCCACCAACTAAACGTTGAGTTACTTACAACATTTATGTCACACATACTCATTAGTGTAAAATCTAAAACATTATTATTGTTATTATCTATTATATAAATATTTTTTTTAAAACCTAAATTATTTAAATAGTAGGTAACACATATTGGTACATTATCAGTAAAAATCAGTATATTATAATCATCTTCGTTATAATCTATAATTTTTAAAGCCTCTTTATAAAAATCTAAAGAAAGATTTTTGTGGAAAAATTGCATATGTTGTGTAACTCTATCACCACCTAGTCTAAAATGTAATGAAATAGTTTTTTTATGAAAAATATTATCATATTTTTCTTTTAAAAAAGAAATATTATCACTTTTTAAGATAAATTCTTTACTTATATCAACATCATTAAAATACTTATAGGATTGGAAATAACCGAAATAACAAGTATTATCAGATACATTTATAGGTGTATAATTATAACTTTTTAAATGAACATCAGTATGACCATAATGTGTTAAAGTATTAACTAAATTATCATCATACTGAAAGATATTCTCAAATAAATCTTCGAATTCTAATTTATTTGACTGTCCAAACTGTTCTATACCCACCCTACTTACCGTGGTTGGTATTTTTAAATCAAACCCATATTTTTTATGGATATTATATACCGTTGCTAATTGAAATAGATTGTTACCTAAACCACCAAAAAAACTACAAGAAATCATTTTAAATAATTTAAATAAATATAGTCCTCTGAACTAGGTAATTCAAGTGTGGCATTAAAATTATTTATTATAGACGTTTTTTTAGATTCATAATAATCTTCTGTTAACATATCTTCATTAAAGTTTTCGTCAAATATTATAATACCATTTAAATCAAAGTATTCCCCTATTGATGGTGAACCCCAATAAATAGGTATAGTACCTGTTGCGAAACAATCTGTTATTTTTTCACAAAAAATAGAATCGTAATTACCATTTTCAAAAACCATTGAAAAATAATAATCTTTAAGGGCTAAAATTTTACCAGACTCATCTAAACCGTTCTCATCTTTTATAACCCAAGGTAGTTCTTTAAAACCAAACCCACGACCAAAATGATCTATTTTATTACTTTTTAAATTATGTAAAACATTTAATCTATAAGAATGACCATCTGTCATTCTTTTATTAGAAACAATGAAAGAACATAGTTTAGATTTATCATAAATTTTTCTATTTCTAATCCACGGTAAAGCATTAGGTAATGTGAACTTAAAGAATGTAGGATCCAACTCCATAACTCTTTTATCGTGTGTAAAGATAAATTTAAACTTTTCCTTATATAGATGAGTGTTTCTTTTAACCTCTTCAATAACAGTAGGTATTATATTACTGGATTCAGCTAACCAACCATAATTTTCTTTAGTGTTATCAATAGGATTAAGTATGGCGTGGTCTATATGTATTGAAATATTAGCTGAACCATCCTTAACCCAATTAACATATTTATTGGTGTTTAAAGCGGATGAACAAACATCGTGTTGAAATCCACCGCCTATAATATTTATTTTTACCATTTTAATTTAAAAAAAGTGATTTTTTTAGAATTTGAGCATCCTTATTTATTAAACCGTTAGGGTCATTTATGTGATAATTCCAGTTAAATTGGTTTTTACGAAAATAATCATTAACTTTTCAACTTCAACACCAACATCATCTATCGGTGTTGGTGGGTGCATATGGTTTAATGATAAATCAATATTTTCTATAATATTTAATTTTTCACCAATAACTCTTAACCAACCGTCAATATATGGTACATCAATAGAGAAATGGCCCAATGTTTTTATGATATTTGTATGTATTATTGGGAAATACCGCCCTTCACCGTTTATTACATTTTTACTATGTAACATATTTATTTTACCTTGATATGGTTTAATAACTAAATCAAAATTTTTTGTCAACAACCTTAAATCATCATTGAATAAAAACAACCACTCGCCACTACTTATTTCAAATAACTCGTAAAAATATTTTGATAAGTTGAAATACCCCTTTTCTCTTGTTGTTATTAATATTTTTATATTAACGTCAATTAATTCTTTGAACTTTGATGTTACAGTCTCATATGTTTCAGTATCATCATCATCTATTTTTAACAATATCTCAATATTTTTTTTATCACTAACGTTTTCTATAAGTGAATTTATTACCTCAACAACATCGTTAGGTCTACTTCTAGTTGGCATTAATATTGATATTTTATTAGGTACGTAATTGTTCATATTTTATCTTAAAAAATCATAATCCATTACGGCATTTTGAATATCGGAAAAACCTTTTCTTTGCCAAGCCAAATGAGGTCTAAAACAATACCAATTATTTATTCTATGTAAATCTGCCATAAAAAAATCTGCCGCCACAGAAGTCTTAATCACTTCTTTTCCGTTGTCTATAACATTTTGAATTCTACTATTCATATAGTCTATTGTTTCGTTAAAAACTTTAGAATTTAAACCGTATGAATGTAGGGCATATGATCTATTAACTTTCATCATATTTTTATTAACCATCATACCACCACCAACATGGTTACCACCAAAAAGTAACCCGTCCCAATTTTGGGGGATTTCTTTTACAAATTCTGTAAATTGTTTTTCTAAATCTTCTATAAAATCAACATCATCTTCTAAAATTAAGACATTTTTAAGTTTTAATTCTTTAGCTTTTTCAATAACTTTAGTGTGACTTATGGATCCGGCCAATTCACTATCATATGGATAACCTAAATTATAGTTTTCTTTACTACCATCGATGGCTGAAAAACGTTCTACTTCTAAACCGTGTTTAGAAAAAATTTTTTGACACTCTTCCCATCTATCAGTCCTCCTATCAAGATTTATACAATATATTTTATCAAAATATTCATTTAACCTCATACAAATAAACTCTTAATTTTTTTTACTTTATGTAAAGTACTAGGTAACCCACCCCACAAAACTTGATTTGGGTAGGACCAATTATTATAATGGCTTACAATTCTATCAATATCGTTCGTAAAATTAACCGAAGCGGAACTGTTAGTTAACTTAGTTCTTATGTTATCTCTTATATAAGAACCATGATGCATTTGTATTTGTTCACGTTTTAAAACTAAAGGTTTATCACTTGGTGCCATCCTTCTAGTTGGGTCTACTAAAACTGGTGTTGGATACCCCATTATATAATTGGAGTCTAATTTAATTTTAAATATTAATGAAACATAATACTCTTCAGGTGGGTCTAAAGAGTATTCCCAAGATTTATAATACGTTTGCATTTGACAATAAGAGGAATCGTAATCACCTTCTTCTATTATTTTTTTAAGATTTTCAAATTCTGATGGTATGTAATATTCATCCGAATCCATTGACATATGGTGAGTACAACCAGCACCCTGTGATAAAGCTAAACCTATGTTTCTTTTTTGAATTTCATTTGAATGTCCACCTTTATTGATTTTAGGTGAGTATTCAAATAACTCATCTACTAATCCTTCTGATTTTAACCTTTCTAAAAGTGGTAATAACTCTGGATTACACGCATTACCAAAATTAGATGTTGTTTGGTAAACAACACTTACATAATCAACATGTTGTCTTATTTGTTTTATTGAACCTTCTAAAAGCTCTTCTCCATCGAATAAATTATATGAAACCCCCAACCGCATTTTGTTTAATTTCTTTAGTTTTTTGTTCCATTAAAAACTCAAAGTCTTTGGATTTAATGTTACTGAAATAATTATAAGTTTTTTTATTTTTAATAATAAATGGAATTAACTTTTTTGTATAGTCTTCGGACTCACGTTTTAATTTTTCTTCACTTTTATTTCTAGTTTGACTTTCATAATGATAACAAACCGCTTCACCAACAAAAATATTATCTTTATTTCTATTTATACATTCAATGTTTAATTGAACGTCTTCAAAACACTCTCGATAAGATGCATCAAAACCACCTATTTGATTGAATAAATTTTTAGATATCATCATAAAAGCACCAGTATTACCTAAAATATCTTTTTTAGTTTCTTTATGGTAGGTATAATAAGAACGTAAACCATAATGGGAAATACCTATTTGTTGATTTTGTGTTAAAAACATCATTATTCCAGAGTGTTGTGTGGTGTTATCACCATAGTGAAGTCGACAACCAATGGTACCAACCGTTTTTTTATTTTTAAGATAAACATCCATCATTAAGTTAATGGCATTGTTAACAACTTTAATATCGTTATTACAGAATAATAAAACTTCAGTATCTTTTTGTACATGATTTTCTACCATATCATTATTGATTACAGCAAAGTTATAGAAATCATATTCAAAAAAACGGATATTAAATCCATCTATTCCACTAATAAAATTTTTAATTTCAATTTTTTCTTCATCAGATGAACCTGTATCGGCTATATAAATCATAGTGTTAGTCAAATACCCACCATTATCTATAATAGAATTAATACACTGTTTTAATAAACTAACATTACCTTTTGTTGGAATTATAATACCTAATTTAGGTGTTTCTTTAAGGACTTTAGTTTTAATTTCGTATCTTAATTCAGGTTTAATTTTATAAGGAAGTTTGTCTTTATATTTTTCAACAAACTGTTCACGGTTTTTTTCCCATTCATCGTTAGTCATACCTATGGATTTATGGGTGATTTTAATATCAAACATAACCCCAACTTTAACACCGTTTAAATGATTGTTAAAAGTAAAATCAACATCATAAAAATGGAACCCTTTAAAGTTTTCATCAAACTTTGCTTTAATTCTTTCTTTATGGGTAACAAAAAAAAGACCGTCTAACACAACCGTCTCAATAACCTCATCTTCAAAATTAGCCGAATATCTATTCTCCCAAGTTTTACCTTCATGTGAGTGTGAAACAATTCCAATCATTTTGGTTGTATCTTGCCACCAACGACCAACCTCTGACATATCGGTTGTACCGGCTTTCCCCAAAATACCATAATCAGTATTTTGAAAATGTTTGATTATTTTCTTACCCCAACCGTCACTTAAAATAACATCGTCATGTGAGAAAACAACAATATCATATTTAGAATTTTTTAACCCTTCATTATAAACCTGTGTTAAAGATTTTTCACCGTTGTTTATAAACTCCAATATTTCAAACTCTTTAACACCTATAGTTTTTTTAATGTGTGTTTGAAATTCTTTATTTTCATTTCTTGTTGAATATACTACTGTTATCATTTTCTTTCTACTTCTATTATGTTTATTGGTTCTTCACAAAGGATTGATAAATGACAAGCCGTTTTAATAGCGTCACTAACAGAAGAACCTAAATATAGGGCCGCCAAAGCAAAATCCATACCAGCACCAATTGCTGCGTAATCTGTAACTTCTTTTACATAAAAACCTTCAACAAGAAATGCCTTACCTTCAAATATAATAATATAACTATTTTCCAGTTTATCGGCATCAGTTTTTTCTCTTTTCCATTGGAAAAAATCAAACAAATATTCAGTTATGGCCTCTACTGAAGCCTCTCTTGGTTTTCTTGTTTTGGAAAATATCTGAAATAAAGCCCCTTCTTGAGCCTCGCCAACATCACCAACAACCATCCATTCGTTTTTGAATAGTTTGGCTAATTTATCCTTTTCTTGTGTATAACCATTAACCAATATACTATCGGCTCCTATGGTTATTTTATTCTTTGTTATTTTTACTGCTACTACTGACATATATTATTTATTACCTGTTGAACCAAAACCACTTACACCACGGTCAGTTTCACTTAATTCTTCCACCGAGGTTAATTTAATTAACTTACCCAATTCTGTACTCACTCTTGGTGCCACCACACCTTGTGCAACTCTATCTCCGTGTTCTATTTTAACTTCTTTATCTGAAAGGTTAATAAGTATAACTTTTACCTCACCTCTATAGTCACGATCTACAGTACCTAATATAGCCATTAAACCTGTTTTAAATGAATAACCACTTCTTGGTCTAATTTGTAATTCGTAACCATAAGGTAGTTCAAAATATAAACCTGTAGGGATTAAGGCCCTTTCAAAAGGTTTCATAACATAGTCATAATTAACCTCTAAGTTTTGACCGTTTTTAAAGATTGTTCTAACAAGGTTAGCTCTTAAATCAAAACCAGAATCACCATCTTTTGCGTAAACAGGATCTGGATTGTCAGATTTGTTGACAAATTTTATTGGTATGTTAAATTCTTGATTGTTGTTGGGGTTTAAATTTCCTTCATCTGTGTTTATTTGGTTTAGTTTTTCAATTAAACCATCTAATTCTTCGGCCTCATCACCGGCGACCAAACCTAAATTTTTAAGGTGTATTAATTCTTTAATATAATTTTGTATTTCTTCACTCATTATTCTAAATTATTTAATTTTGTAATAATATCTACCAAAGACCTAACATCTCTTTCACAATATTCCTTTATTTCTTCGTGGTTATCAAGCCAATAATTATGTGTTACATTATCACCTTTAACATTACCAGTTTTTGGGGATTTTATGTCCATAACCGAACATATTAAATCTAAAGAACCTAACGACCAATTATTACCGAATTGCCAAACATCTTTAGTATCTAAAACTTTCACCTCCCAAGGTTTAGTATCGTGATTAGGGAAAATAGTAGGTGGTTTTAATCCATTTATAAAGTATCTTTTACCTAAAAAGGGTATGTCAAAAATTTTAACACTATGACCACAAAGTGAAAAATCTAACCTATCAATTTTATCAAATACATTTCTAATATTTTTTAATATATCCAACTCATCCTTACCACTGTAAGATTCCAATTTAATTTTACCTTTATTCACAAAAGCCATGGACACACAGGCAACCCTTCCAAATTCTGGGAAAAATGCCGCTGTTTGTCTATAAACTTCACTGTAATATTCTTTTGAACCTTCTTTTAACCCCTCTAATTTAGTTTCATCTGTAACTTTTTTCCTAAATGTGTCATAATATCTCATCCAAATATCCAATTCAATATCAGTCATATCATAAAGATTACGATAATTAGATACAGTTTCTACATCAAAGAATAATAGTTTTTCAATGTTAAATTTCATTTGTTTCTTTTACTAATTGTTTAACTTCTTTTTTGTTACCATTAACAATAGAAGAATAGAATTCTGCTCTTTGTTTCGTGACAACATCAATATGGTATTTTTTTACAACTGTATTATAAAGATTTTCCCCCATTTTATCAACAATTTGTGGGTTATTATATAAGAATTTAACAGCTTTTAACCAATCTTTATGGTTTTTATTAGAATCAATCAAAATTGCGTTTCCATTTTCATTAATTTTCCCACCATATTCAATTACATTAACCAAGTCAATTGTATAAGGACCAAAATTTTGAGCTATTAAAGCTTTTTTGTGGAAACCAGCCTCAATAACTTTTAATTGTGATTTTACTTTATTAAATAAAGTTTCTTTTAACGGAGCCAAAGACACATCAAACATGTTATAATTTGATGCGTATGTGGTAATAGGTTTAGTCCAAACTCTTCTATAAGTTTCATTATTATCTTTATAATCATTATCTTCATCTTGATTATATTTTAATAAATGTTTTTTATAATCATTGGATAATGAATTATAATGGTTAGTGAAAATTTCCTCATAACGACACCATACACTTTCATGTGGTAAAATTTTTCTTGTTTTTTGTTCACCTGTGTTTGGGTTTGTTTCGGTAACATTACCCCTTAAATCAAAACCACATAAAACTAATTGTGAATTTTTACCCTCTTCACTACTTGTCCAAACATTTAAACCTTGCCTAAGAATTTCTAAATCATGTAAATGAGAAGAACCACCTAACCAACCAAACCTAACTTTTTTATCAGATTTAATTTCTTTCTTTTGAAATTGTGGTTCCGAAGGGTCTATAGCGTTTGGTAAAACAACAACATTTTTATTATATTTTCTAATTTCTTCAGCAAATATTGATGTTGTGGTTGTAACATAATCCACTACGGCGAAATTGGATTTTATTAATTCATCCATTTTCATTTGTTTTAACATAACATGTACTGGGTGTTCTGGACCTGGCATCCAATAATCATCTAAATCCATTATGGTTATAACACCATATTTTTTTAATCTATCAAAAATATTTTTAACCTTTTCACCATAAACAGGTTGTAACCTACCATCAACCACATCATTAATTGTTCTATGGAAATGTATTATATTAAATTGTTTAAGATAATTCTCATCATTCCAATCAATACCATCTGTACCTGCAGTTACAATATCAACGAAAAAATCTTTAGGGAATAATTCTTGTAATTTTAAATGTGGGTCAACTGATCTAAATTTGCTCAGCTAACCCCAGAACGGTCACTAGGGACAACTAGTACGTTGATCCTCTCACGACCATTCACGGGGTTATTAATCTCGTTTGTCATATTTTTTAATTATTTCTAATAATTTGTTATTGTTGTATTTCAACTCAGTTTCCCATACAACTTCTAAATTATAACCATAGTTCTTTATTAACTCAAGTCTATTACTATCTTGCTCCCATAATTCTTTAGCCTTTAAACCCTTTTTGTGGTTGAAGTAGTTTTCATTATATTTAATAGGATTGCAATGCCAATAATCACCAAAATATTCTATAATCAAATTAAGTTTGGGTAAGTAAAAGTCACATATTTTGGTATCAACCCTAAAGTACTGTGTGACCTCGTGACCTAAAGAATTTAAAAAATATTTAATCTCATTTTCTTTTTTAGATTTATTTTGTGTATTTAATTTACCTAATTTTATATTAGTCTTCATCATCTCAGATATTTCTTCTCTGTTTAATATACCATCACTCCAATTACGTTGCATTATTATCTTCGATAATTCCTTATATTCATCCTTTTTTGTGTGGTGTATATCACCGTTATATTTACCTTTCCTACTATTTGAAATATTTTTCTTAGTTTCTTCACTGTGTTTTCTACCATAGAAATTGTTACCCTTACCTGAATATACATCAGAATAACATTTTCTACATAAACACCCCTTTTTGGTTTTATTTTTAATATTCCTCAATAAAAGGCACTGCTTTTGTGCATAACACAAAACATCGTCACCACATCTAGGACAAACTCTATATCCATACCACCTTTCATTATCAAACCAAAATTCTTTATAGTATTTTTCATTGTCTTTTTTTATCATCACTTTTTTCTTTAATCAATTTGATTATTTCAGAACTAATCCATTCAGATATTTTTAGAAAATTTTTATCACAATATTCTTTCAATATGTTATGAGCGTCATCAGTTATTTTTAAATTTTTCATATAAATGTTTTCATATAAATATCTTAAAAGATAAAAAAAGATACTATAGGATAAAAAAAAAGGTTCACAAATAATGTGAACCCAAATTACTTTCTGTAAAGGTCATGAATTATTTCTTGTTACCTTTTGGTGTACCTTTGTTGCCTTTACAACCACATCCTTTAGTTGTCATGTTGTTTTTTTTTTAATGTTAAATGTTATTCTTTCCTTTTAACTTTGGCATTGGCATTACGGTACCAGAAAAGATAGTGTTACCTGCCTTAAATTGTACGTTTTCTTTAACTAAACGTTTATCAAAATAATCCTCAACTATTTTAGGTAAGGCTTTTGATATTTCGGAAGCTATTAATTTACGTAAATAACTTTCATTAATATCGACTGGTTTGGATTGAACTGTTTCACTAATAGGTCTATTTTTTTGTGTTTCATTTCTCCTAATTGGTTTTTCATACATATCTATTTCATCTTCTTCATTATATGTATTAATCGGTTCATCCATTTCTCTAAGTTGTCTAATAGCCTCTTGGTCTACACTAACAAATTCGGCTTGTGGTATCGGATTTTCCAACATAGCCTTTTGTATTGCTGGTGGTAATTTAGAGTTGGTTACAGCTTGTCTGTAATTTTCACTATTCACATCTTTTTTTATTGATGGTGTGGATTCACTCATCATTGGTGTACTATCATAACCACCTATTTGGTCTAATAAACCACCAGACTGTGGTTTTTTTGGCGCACCATTATCAAATTTTCTTGCGGCCTTATCAATTGCTTTTGCCTTTTTGAGTATCTCTATCATTTGTGGGTTCATTTCCATATTAAAACCTAGCTTGTTTGTATATTGTTATCATGCTTCTATCCCCATTAGGGTTGTATTTTGGTATGTTGGGTATTCTATCAGAAATTGGTGTATTAAATGTCCTACCTAATTCCTGCCAGTCCCTTATTTTATCTAACCTAAAAGTTTTCCAACCAGGTTGTTCGGTGTCAGTAACACCAGCATATTGATATGCACGTAATATTAAATTTTCTCTAGGAGATACACCTAACACATAAGGTTCAATACTACGTCGACCTGGGTTGATTGTTTCATCACCCTCATAATAAATTTCAATTAAATCATGATTTGTGATAGCCCTCTCAACTTCATTCCTACTAGCTTCTTCTACAATAATTTCTTTTAGGAGAGAGTAAAGCTTCATCTTACCAATGTTGTTCAGGAAAATTCCTATTATTATAACCCATTCCTGGTTTGTACTTATTACCTGAAGAATATAATAACGTATTTTTAGTCATGATGTCTGTTTTAGTACCTACTTGGTTGTTAGTTTCACCACGACCTTTTTCATCCATATCACTTAAAGCGTTAGGATGTTGTGCGCCATATCTATCGTTATTATTATCTTTATAATCATTTAGTACAGTTAGATGTAATCTTTCAGCATCCGCTGTGGCTTTTAAACTAGGTAGTTGATTTAAGACACCACCTGGTCCCATATCCTGAACACTAGCCGCGTCAGTTAAGATTGGAGAGATTGTTTGTGCTGGCATATTTCTTTGTTTTTATCAAAAATGTTTATTAGAGATTCCATTAAAGCTATCTCTTTCTTAATATAAATATCCTTATTTATTTGTTTTTGTTCTTTTAATTCTTTATTCCCATCAACTTTTGTTGGGTTTTTAGATAAACCCCTTGTGTTACTAAGTCTGTCTTTTTGAAATTGGTTCATCATACCAACATCTTTTTTCAATTCTTTAGGGTTTTTAACACCCCTTCTAGCGTCCTCTAAAGTTTTATTAACCCAATATCTCATTTTAGATCCACCATTTAATATAAATTGTGTGTCTTGTTTTTTATCATCCATGTAATCTGTGTTGGATGTTTGATGTGTGTCAAAAAAGTTTTTAATTCTTTTTAATTGTTCATAACTCATTTTAGGATTTTTGATTAGATTGTCTAATCTACTATAACCTTCAACATCCTTATCACCCTTATATGCTCTATATATCCTGTTAAGATGATTACATAATTCTTTTGGTAGATCCCAAGTATGTCCTTGTAATGAAGAATTTGCCATTATTTTAATTTTTTTAACATTTCATTTTTATATTCAACAGGTATATCAATAGTATCTATGTTAGTTATCAAGAAGTTCAATATAATCCCTTTTTCTTCACCAGTTGCCAAGTTACTTTTAATGGCATCAATAAGGTTTTTAGTTTTTCTAACCAAAACGGGATTTTCTTCGGCAATAATATCAATTTCAGGAATACCATTTTTTCTAATATCCCCACCTTTTTTAACTTTATCTAAAACATCTTTTGAAATTTTTTTGGTAACAATATCCTCAACATATTCTTCCATTTTTGATTTAGATGCCTCTTTAATTTTATTTTTAGTACATATTTTACAACCTTCACCTTTACAATGTTTACATGGTTTTTCTTTTTTATCTTCCATATAACTAACATTATCACTAACATTGATTGTGTTTGGTACTGGTGTTTTAACCGATGGCATAGGTACAAGAGAGTACCACCCTCTATAACCTTGTTGTCTTGTACTTTGTATTGATGAATTTTTTAATTGGTCACCATCTTCAGGATCAAACATAGGATCCATAGTACTATTAGATGCTGATTTAGAATTGTCGATGCTTAATTTAACGTTGTCTCCTCCCAGTTTACTACCGTTTTTATTAACCAATTCTTGTATTATTTTTTTAGATATAAACATTTTGAGTTTTCTTTATAAATATCAAAGAAAACTCAAATATTCTTAACTTTCTTGGAATTCTTCGAAACGATCCTTTATCATGTAATCCGAAGGCTTACCATTTAACCCCCAAAATCTAATTTCACTTTCACTCATTGTCATAAGTTCTTCTAAAGTATCTTGATCTTCAGAGTTAGTCGCTACACCACCAATCAATTCTAATTCCTTAGAAGTAAAAAATTGTTTATTTTCAGGAGTATCAATAATTAAGGATTCCCGTATATGTAATGGGAATACAACTAAAAGTGGTTCTACCTTTTTATTAAAGGCTTCAATATACTTTGGTACATTATAATCACCAGTTAAATCTGGATTTTTCTTAATTTGGTCTTCTGTAATTAAATAACAGTTAAATTTAAGTTCACCTTCAGGTATTTTTTTTGTTTTACTGAAAGAAATATCGGCGTGTGATTTACGAGTACCATTGTTAACATAATAAAGTGTATCACCTAAATTAACATGAATATTATCACGAATAATTAATTCCATGTGAGCTTGTCTTGGTAAATCTTTACCGTTTTTATCTAAACCTCTTTTACGATAGGATTCAATTGTTTTTTTAACTTTAGATTTGTTAGCTATATCAACTAAAGGTATTTGTTTGTTATAAATCTTTTCTAAATACTCATAATAAAAATCAACAAATTCTTTACCTTTACCATCTAATAATAACCTAATAGCTTTAGCTAAAAATTTTTCAATATACTTAGGTATTGTTTTACCCTTAATAGTGTTACCTGTTAATTTAACTTTTCCACCTGGTTTTAATATAGCGTAATTTTTTCTAGATAAATTAATCGTTGCATCCATAATATCATCAATATCAAGACCCATAGCTCCGAACATATATCTTTCATTATATTCAGCAACATCAGCATCAATACCTGTATATACTTCATCTTTTTTAACAAAACGATGTAAACCTTTACCAACATAAGTTCTAGTTTCAACATCTTCAGGACAAGAAAAGTTAACACCATCCGTATCCAATACTAAAGGTGTATATCCTCTACCCATGAAAAATTTAATCATTAAACGAAGATATTGTCTACCCGTACATGTAATCATTTCACCTATATCGATATCACCCCATGGGAAAATATATGGTGCCGAAATAGAACCAAAAGCTGAGTTATTTAATATCTTAATAGGTAATTGTTTCTTATCATACATTGATGATAACTTCATATTACCTTTAGCCGCCTCATCATTCATTAATTTCTTATACTTATTACGTGTATCAGAAAGGTATTTTAACATGGCTCTCAAAGCACCTGTAATATCACAACTTGGGAATACTTCATGTGTTAACTGAATAGATGGGTATAGTGAGGCGTAGTCAAATTTAGCTACCTTCTTACTGTACCCTAAATGTAACAACCTAGATAAACCACCTGTAAAATCTCTTTTAGGTAAAATATCGGGTAATGCCAAACCATTTTCATAAGACCAAGACATCATTAATAATTTCCACATTGTTGCCGTACCCATGGTTATTGAACGATTAAATGTTGTTGGTACTAAAGCTGCTGTTAAAAAACCTGCCTGTGTATAGATATCATCTACTTGTTCAGTTTCTAACAAGTCATCCGTTAAGTATTCGGTGATTAAGAATCTACCGTCAACAATTTCCCATTTATCTTCATAACCCTCAACAACAACTAAGCTACCCTTTTTATCCTCAGTCATTTTAGGTTCAGGTTTTACACCATCAATATCATACCACTGACCACTTGTTGGGTTATAGTTGTAATTCTTATTCTCAACCCAAATTCTACCCAATTGTCCGCCGTCTACGTAAACACGAGTTGGTCTTTCTACTTTTGCCTCTTTCGCGATATATTTTAACCCAGCTTCTTTTAAGTTCGAATTTAATGCTTGTGCCTGTCTAACCCTATGTAAAGTATCTAGAATATTAATACCCCACATAACTGTTTGTTCATACTTTTCTAATTCAGCACCTAACTTAAGTGATGCTGTTTTACGATACATAGGTATTTCTGGATGTCTTGTTTTTATAATACCTTTTGTGTTTACAGTAATAGTTTTATCACCACTTTTACTAATAACAAAAGTTTCATCACTAATACCTAAAATTCTCATTCTACCTAAAATATACTTCCAGTCAAAGTTTTCTGAATTATAACCTGTAATAATAGAAGCATTACGTTCATGTAAAATGTTGAAAAATTCTTTTAACATTCTACGTTCAGACACCTCACTCCAATTACCACTTTCATCATAGGAATCAATAATCTTACGAAAACCACGATTATCTTTAATACCTATTAAGAATATATGACCATCTTCAGGATCCAATGAAGTGGTTTCAATATCAAATACTAATTTATGAACCTCTGTATAATCATCAAAACCTTTAAATAAACGTTTACCTGTTTGTATCATAAACTGTTCAATAGGTTGTACCATTTGAATTAAATCCTTTCTTTTCCAAGGGTCTAAACCACCTTTTTTAAAAAAGTTAATTAACTCTCTATATGTACCAGAAGTTTTAACAATAAATTTAAAACCATCTTCTAAACGTTCATCACCATCTGTTCTAAGCTTCTCAGTGAAAATACCAAATTTTTTGGCTTCAGCACGCATTCTATCCATGTCATCACCGTAGAAACCACTACCCCTAAGTGATTTTGTCCATAAGAAAGGTGTAAATTTTTGGGTTTTTATCATTTTACCCTTTTTAGGGTCATCAATAAATGTGTAAACTCTATCGGTCTCATCTATAGACCAATCTCCGGTTTGGGGTAACTCTACGGCTACAATATATTTTTCAGGGTCTTGGCCTTCTAAAAAATCCTTTATCATTTCTGGAGTGGCCTGTTTGATTTCTTTTTTATCCATATAAAAATTCTGTTTGGGACGGGTTACAGATAACCTCTCGTTTATAAATTAATAACTAATAAAATTTATATAAATAAAATGAATATGTGAATACTAGCAGACGATTTTACTTTTAGTAAAACTATCTAATACGGTTACATACAAATCTTCACGTATTGGTACGATAAGGGATTCACCATTATCTAAAAAATCAATTTTAAATTCAGCTTTAAATGTTCCAGATACATTAACATCCTTAAGGTCAAACTCATAACCTAAATAGTATTCACCATCTTCAGGACATATTTCTTTATCTACTGGTATCAATAAACCTTGTTTATTAAATACTTTGTAAATACCTTTATCATCCATCATGGAAAATGTTATAGCCGCGTTCTCTAGACGGTCATATATTGTTCTATATGTTAATCTACCATCGTTTATTAATTTCAATTTTAATATTGGTAGGTTTGAATTTTTACGTATAAAAAAGTTTTGTGCCATATTACTAATAAATATCAATCACACGGTATAAAAATATACGGTGGTAATGGTCCACTTTTACAGTCACCACAAAGTTCCGAGTTAGGTTGTACTATTTGTGCACCACCAAAGGTGTTTGGTTTACAATACCTTCTACAATCGATAAAAAAGTTATTTCTAACTTCTAAAACGTTTAAAGGCTTTTCATAAAATCTTAATTGTGATAATTCACCTTCAAAAGTTCCTGCAAAATTTTCTTGTATTAATAAATTTCTATCAGCATAATCAGGTCCGTTAAATGTTTGACTTTCTAATAAACCTTGTGTACCACCACCCCAACTCATATTAAAAGGTACACCTATTTGTTTATCACTCCATTCATCTAATGCCCTAAGTTTTAAACCAATAAAATCTTTAACTTGGTATTTTACTAAACCATTGACCCAAAACTTAAGCGTACCAGATGGTAAATCATTTTTAAAACCACTACCTGCTGTATATGTTACAACAACATGGTTCCAAGTATTACCTGACGGTATTATATTTGGTTCTGAATAACCTTCTTCCATTACGGTTCCAGTTATTCTATATTCATTATTATAACAACCTCCTGTTACAGTTAGTTTACGATAACCAATTCTACCATCATCTGTAATTCTAAAACCTAAAGCGTTTTCTGATAATTGGTCACAATAAGAATATGAATGACCTGTTACAACGGTTGTAGTTGTAGCACTACATGTTTGGCAACATAGTCCACTACCTTGATATTGAAACCAATTCTGACCACCTGTTATAATACTAGGGTCAGTATAAGTTGTTGTATTACCACAAGCATCACAACAACAAGATAATGTGGTTCCTTTAATTGTAAACCAAGATTGTCCGTCATTAGGACCTTGTAAATTTTGATCCCACAATTTTTCTTCATCATTTGATAAAGGTATTCCAGTTGTTGTTTTATAACCAGATTCACCTGAAAAAGTGTTCCAAAATTTATTTTCAGCTCTTGTACCTATATAAAAGAAAAATCCTTTGTTGTTTGGGTATAAATTATTTAACGTACTTCCCGTTAAATTTAAACAATAATCATTGGAACCATTAATCCAAGTTTCCATAGACCAACCTTTATTAAATTGGGTTGGCATTATTTCCCATTTGGTTGTTGCTGAGGTTGTGGTTAACGTATAACCTGTATTATTACATTCATCCACATTCATTACAGAATTTGGTGCCGGTTTATCTGTGTCTAATTTAAAAAAACCTTGATAAAACCCACCGTTTAAACAAATAGTGTTTCCAACAACACAACCATCAATTGTTGTGGCATTAGAATGGAAAGACCAAGGATAATCGTAAAGACCTTTAGTCGTTGTACAACCTGTACCTTCAAAAAAAACAGTTAAACCTGTTACTGGATATAATACTAATTTTGTATCTGTAGGTGTAATAACTAATGTTTCACCTGATAGACAATAAGTTCTACCATTATCCACACCCGTTAAACCCCAATCATTTAAAGTAAACCCAGTGGAAGGTGTCAGTGTATGACCTGACCATTCCACTAAAGAAGTCAGGTTATAACCTGACGTTGTGGTACCAGTATTATTAATATCAAACCAAACAACCAAACCATCAGTTATTATGTTATAATTACAAGAATTTTTACAGTTTGTTGCGTAATGAATATAATCACCTAATCTATCAGAAGATAAATTAAAATCCCAATACTCATTATAAACAATATTAATTGCCTCAAAATTTTTAAAAAAGTAATTATTTTTGATGTCCATTAATATGTTTAGTTGTTAATTTGGGTTTTTTATACAAAAAAATTTATTATTTATATATAAATATTCTGATTATTGTTAGTTAACAATAAAACTTGGGTCGGCCATTAAAGCGCCACCATCTTGTGACACAATAGTATTTACATATTTTAATGGATTACCATTCGGTAATTGGTTAATATATCTCACACCAAAATTGTTTCCTTTATTTGCGTTTATACTTGTTAATAATAATTGATTTCTATTTGATACAATACAACCTGATACTTTAACATTTTTAGCAACTTTTTCAATCCCATCCTGAAAAGCTACTGCGTAAGTTCCTGTTGTGGTTGAACATTGTATTCTTGTAGGGGTAGAGGTGGTACCATTAAAAAACTTATTCATTGTTACTGATCTTGTTCCAGTTATTGTAACAGTTCTTATGGTATTTATTTTATCAAAATTAAGTAAAGTATTTCCGTTTTGAGTTATTATTAATGATGAAGTACTTGTACCTTTGACATTACCAGAAATATATCTAACAGTATTACTTTGATCCAATACTACAGTTCCAAACGTTATATTACCAATTATATTAATAATACAAGTTAAAAATCCTTGTGATGCGGCTGTGGGACAAAATGTACCACCATATAAATTTATTGTTGGTGCAGAAGCACCGGTAGCGTTTTGAAGAAAAGATGAAACACTTATACCACCATAACAATTAATATTAAAAGCACCGCCATAACCACCATTGTTTATACCTAATATTCCTCTAACATTTAAGTCAGATAACAAAGTACCAGTTCCATTAAATAAGTCGTTCCACATTATTCCACCAACATCCAATGTTCCCGATATCCAAGAACTCCCTAAACAGGTAACATTACCAGAAACATAAGTTAATTTTCTAACAGTAAATCTAACAGTTGATATGGTAACATCACCTATAATATTGGTGTCTAATCTTGTCATACCTTGTCCACTCCATGTACCACCATATATATTTAAAGTAGTAGTTCCAGTTCCCTGTGATGTACCAGTACCACCATCACTATTATTTGTAAAACCACTATAACAATTAATGTTAACTGTACCATTAAATGTCATTACAGTATTTGCGGGTGATGTGTTTAATGAAAACAAACCATTAATAGTTAAATCACCAATTAAAGTAATTGTTATACTACCCGCAAGTACTAATGTATTTGGCCAAGTTTTACCATTTGAAGTAATAATTGTTGTTGCATTTACAGTCAATGTTCCTGCTCCCGCTATCGTCATACCCGCACCTAAAGTAACATTACCGCTTACGGTTAAACCATTAGTCATTGTGATTGTATTAGTGTAAGTCGCAAAAGTTACACTTTTACAAACACCAGCCACATTCATAGTACACGCGCCACTATTAGTATCAAACACAATATCATCGGTAGACGCAGGTGCAGACATAGAAGTTATTCCAACACCACCCGAATATGGAGACCAAGAACCTGACGCACTAAAATTGGTGACGCCCACATAATATAAAGAGGTACTTGAATTCCAATTATCCGTATTAGATAATGTTCCACCAAATGTCCATCCTGCAGCACCACCACTTCCATTAATATCTGTAACATTTAAATAATATTCTGATTGTATTGAACTTAAATTAATCAACGCTTTAGAACCACTTGTAGTTGACCTAAACGTTACTCTTGAGGCATTTGTTCCCGCGATATTTAAAGAATTTATATTGTAAGTTAAGGTTGAACCGAAGGTATGTGTTGTTCCTGGTGTGGTACATGTATAAGTTCCATTAATATCACAACCACTTGTACCAGAAAATGTCACATTTGCGGTTGTATTAACATTATTAAGTGTAAAACCTGAATTGTTAACCACTATTGGTGTTGCGGCCGCTACTGTTAATGTACTTCCTGTGGTAATTGTTGTTCCACTAACATGGGTTAAAGTTCCTGTATCGTATTGTACACTACCACTTATTGTGATTGTTCCTGGCGTATTTATTCTTAAATTATTTCTTAATCTAAAGTTTCCACTCCATGTTCCAGTGCCATTAAGTACTATAGTAGATGTTCCGGCACCTGGGGTGGCACCAATAGTTAAATTACCACCAACATTCATATTAAATGCACCATTTATTGTTGTTACATTAGTCATTAGTAAGTTACCAGACACATTACAATCACTTGTTAATGTTATTGTTGATGAATTAAGACTATAATTAACTGCGATATTATTCCAAGTCATACCGCTAGTATTTAAGATACTATTGTCCACCATTCGTAATGTACTACCCGATGTGGTTGTTGTTCCAGATATATAAGTTAATGTTCTACCTGGTGTACCAAAAGTTACAACCCCACTAATGGTTACATTTCCATTTATATTTGTATTTATACCGAAATAACCACCACCACTACCACTCCACGTACCACCATTTAAACTTAATGTTGAGGTACCTAGTATCGCTTGTCCACTATCACTTATACCTCCATTACAATTTACTCTAAAACTTCCATTAATAGTTGTTGTATTAAGAAATGTGGTTAAACCACTTATATTTAAGTCACTTAATAAAGTCGTAGTACCAAAAAGGCTTAAGTTATTCCAAGTAATGCCAGAAACATCTAAACTACCACCAAGTCTTGGGGTTCCTGTTACTGTTACTGTTCCAGATAAATATTTTAAAGTTGCGGTTTGAAATGTAGGACTTGCAATGGTTACATTTCCATTTATATTTACATTTGTTGCTATAAACCCAGCACCTCCAGACCATGTTCCACCATTTAAACTTATTGTTGCAGTCCCATTAAAAAATCCGTTATTGGGTGTAGCCCCACCATTACAATTTACCGTGAAACTTCCGTTAATAGTACCACCCGCCTGAGTAGAAAATAAACCATTTACATTTAAATCTTCTAAAAGTGTCATGTTGCCAGTACTTATAGAATTAAAAGTCATTCCACTTGCAGCAAATGTTGAGGATTGTGTATTTAATGTACTTCCGGTAGTTACTGTAGTACCGCTTATATATCTAAATGTTTTGTTGTAAAAATAAACATTTCCTGATATTGTTACGGTTCCAGAAGTATTAATAGTTAAATTATTTTGTAATATTGGATTACTACTATGTCCATAACTACCCGTACCATTCATTACTATAGTCGCTGTTCCTGATGTAGTAGTAGTCGCACCCACACTTAAACTTCCACCAACATTTATATTAAAAGTTCCAGTTATTGTTATTGTACCAAAACCCGTTAATAATAAACTCCCACTAACAGTCCAATTATCAATTAATGTATAGGTTTGTAAATTTCCGGTTAAATTTAAATCATTTGACCATGTTTTACCATTACTTGTAAGATTTCCTGTGGTATTTACTATTAAAGCACTTGCACCAGCTATTCCCATACTTGCACCTAAAGTAACATTACCACTAACGGTTATAGTATTACTCATTGTAATTGTGTTAGTATAGGTAGAAAAATTAATTGTTTTACATACTCTTCCTGTTGTATTAACAGTACAATTAGGTGAACTACCATCAAATATGGCATCGTCAGCACTTGTAGGTACAGCACCATTACCAGAACCACCTGATGTTGTTGACCAATTACCTGCGGTTCCCCAGTTATTATCTATGTTACCAGTAAAGTAATAGGTAGCCATATTTAATTTTTATAAATCTTGTGTTTGATTTAAAGGCAAATCATTTATTAAATTACCTAAGTTTTGTATCACTTGTAATTTATTTTGTTCTAAAGAAGCTCTATTTATGATACCACTAATCACATCTTGTGATGTTTGTGGCATAAAATGGGGAATTTCAACAACAATAGTCGTACCATCAAAATCGTATTCTACTTCAGTAAATAAAGTCTCATTAAAAGTTCTTGTATTTAAAATTTTATAGGTCATAATTTATATTTTTTAATTTTTAATAATTACCACCATAGGCTATAACATCATAATAGTTACCAGCACTTTGTGCAGTACCTATTGTTACAACAAGTGAAAAACCTGCAGGTAATATTATAGGAGAAGTAAAAGTCATAGTTTGTGTTTGACCAATAGTAGCTGTTTGATTGGGTGTTATTGCAGCTAAAGATACTTCTTTTAATAATCTAGGATTACTAAAGTTATTATCGGAACACTGAAATAACCTACCTATTGTCGCTACCGATGCTGTTGCACCTGAAGAAGAATGGTTCCACTCAATTGCATCTATTCTACTACCATCTGTACCACCAGATAATAATATTACTGCGTTAGTTGTTACAGATAAATCTCTTGTTGTATTAGCACCTGTAATTCTGGCACCCCCGTTTATCCCTCTATTTGGGGTTAAAATAAAAATTGGTGTTGTATTTGCTGGCATGTTTTATATTTTTTAAATGAAATTATAATAATTAAATAAATTTTGTGGTGCTGTTGCTGTGGCAATTTTATTTTGTACATACGCAGTTGTTGGTACTGTCGTACTATTATCACTTGGTAGTGGTGTTGTTGTTGTCATTGTTGTAGCAGAAATATTACCATTAACAGTTAACCCAGTCATTGTACTAATATTAACACTTATTGGTAGTTGTCCTTGATTTTGAGATATTGTTAAATTGTTATTTGAATAGGTGAACCCAGTGACAAAAGTATCAACAGTATTAACAGAAGTAAAACCGGTAATAGTTACAGAACCATTTTGTCTATTAAGAGTTAAAGTCCCACCACTAAAAGTACCACCTGTTACATAAAAATCATTAGTTACTAAACCTGTCAAATATTGTCCATTACCATAAAATGTTGTTGCCGATACTGAACCTGTAACTAAAATGTCACCACTAATTGTACCACCTGAAGTATTAAATTTATTATTTAAATTTGTTTGTAAATTTATAACTTCAGATATCGTATGCGTATGTGCAGATCCTCCAAATAAATTACCTAAAGAAGTTTGATGCGGGTTACTTGTGTTACCTGTATGTGAATTAAATAACGATAAATCAGTTTTTAAATCTAAGGCACTTTGTAAACCTGTGATTTCGGATATAGGATGTGTGTGACCCGAATTTAATAAAGCTAAACTGTCACCTTCTAAAATAATTCTTTTTGTGGATCCGTGTAACCCAGCCTCCCATTGTGACCTTTGTTCTTCCCACAAAAGAGCCGCGGTAGTACCTGAACCACGTAAAACTTCAATACCAGAATGACCTGGGAATGGTGTACCCCCAGTTATGTTAGAATTTAAAGTAACAACATTATCAGCTATTGATAATGTCGATGTATTTATTGTTGTCGCTGAACCTAGAATTGTTACATTACCCAAAACTAGTACATCACCATTAACAGTACCACCTGAAATACTAAATTTAGAGTTTAATTGATTACTTAAATCATTTATATCAGAAATTGTGTGTGTATGAGCTGTACTAATTAATTGATAGAAAGAAGTTTGATGTGGGTTACTTGTATTAGCGGTATGTGAACTAAAAAGAGTTAAATCCGTTTTTAAATCTAAACTACTTTGTAAATTTATGATTTCACTTATTGTATGCGTATGTGCTGAACCGCCAAATAAATTACCTAAAGAGGTTTGATGTGGATTGTTAGTATCCCCTGTGTGTAAATTAAATAACGATAAATCAGTTTTTAAATCTAAACTACTTTGTAAATTTATAACTTCAGATATCGTATGCGTATGTGCAGATCCTCCAAATAAATTACCTAAAGAAGTTTGATGCGGGTTATTTGTGTTAGCGGTATGTGAACTAAATAACGATAAATCAGTTTTTAAATCTAAGGCACTTTGTAAACCTGTAATACCAGATATTGTAATACCACTTAACCCAGAACCGTCACCATAAAATGTTGTTGCAGAAATAGAACCAAAAAATAACGAATTACCTGTTACAACAAATTTAATATCACTAGGTACGGTAATTATAGGACCACCAACGAATAAGTTAGAATTGTTGATATTTGTTATATCACCATTACTACCAACAAACACTACCGAACCATCATCATTAACTTTTAACGATATGGTAGCATTTGTCTCACCACTAAAATATATCACTGGTTCTAAACCAGTACCCGTGGTGTTTCTGTTTGGTTTTATTATAATATCTCTACCCATTTTATTCTTTTATAATAAATATTACTTTAGAATTAACTATCATATTTCAGTTTCTAATTTTTTTATATCTTTTCTTTCACCATATACGGTGTAAAAACAATTTATTGTTATATTATCTTCAGAACCTACAACAATACTGTTATCTAATATTGATACAACATAAAGTTTTTGGTAACTACCGTTTGGTGTTAATGTAACGGTTACAGTTTCTATATCTACTAAAGAAGACCAATAATCTGGTAGGTTAATTGTGTTATTACCCACTAATTTTCCTCTGTGGTATACACCATTTTCAGGACCCTCTAATGAACCATAAATTAATTGTTTATCTTTTTCAGTTGGGTGTGGTATGGCGAATGATTTTGATGTTGCATATAATGTACCTGCGATATATGTGTCACCAGTAATGTTTAAATTATTGTTACAACCATAAATGTTACTCACCCATAAATCGGTAATACAAGATGTTGAGGTATTACCAGTAAATGTACCACTTCCTCCACCACCAGTACCAGTACTACCAGATACAACATTACCATTAGCGTCAATACCTAAGTTGAATATTGATGTTCCACTACCTATAGTACCTATGTTAAGATTAGGTACATAAACGGTATTGGATGAGTTTCCTGTTATATTATCACCTAATATAACAACACTACTTGTTTGACCACTAATTAATGAGTTGGATCCTAAAATAACTCTTGAATTTTCATTACCATTACTGGCTTCTAATATTTTACTATTAAAACCAAATATAAAACTATAATCACTATTGTTTATATTATTTGATTTACCAAAAGCTACTGAATAACTACTTTCGTTTAATCTATTTTCTTGACCGTTAACAAAATTAAAAAAACCTTTTTCGTTTAATCTATTTTCTTGACCGTTAACAAAATTAAAATTACCTTCATTTATGGAATTACTTAAACCATTTAATACTGTATTATATTTATTAGCACTTGAAGATCCACTAATAACATTACTATCACCGTTTATTATGGTTGAGTTTAATGTCGATGTTCCTAATATATTGTTTAATCTACCGTTTAATATTGTTTCGTAACCAGTTTCACCTGATACTATATTAATTGTGTTTTGTCTACCATTAATAATTGTTTTCCAACCAGAAAGATTTGTAAGGGTGGATCTAGATATAATTGTGTTTTGTCTACCATTGGTAATAACACCATAAGACTGTCCAGATATTACGTTAAATAAACCACCGTTTATTAATGAAAAATCGGAATCATATATATCATTAAAATAACCGTTAACAATCGTTGATAATGGTGAACTACTATCATTTATTGTGTTACCAGTACCCCCTAATATTATACTACCATCTGATAATGTTGTGTTATTACCAGACAAAGGTATAATAGAAATGGTGGGTGATCCAAATATATAAGGTGATGGTGTTGATGTTATAGCACTTGTTGGTATTTGTTTGATATATCCTGAACCATCTAAAACTAACGCATAATCATTAACTGTACCAGCCGAAAGTGGATCCAAAAATTGTATTGTACCACCATCTAATGTTAAACCACCTGAAGTGATTTGTATTGTACTACCAGAATCTGTACACGCAACTAATTGAGCTACGTTTATTATACTATTACAAGAGGCACTTAAATTCCAAGTTAAACCACTAACAGGTCCCCAAACAACCTCACCATCCCAACCCGCTGCTGTGGCAACATAACCAGGTACTGGATTTTTTTGTATCCTTAATAAACCAGTTGGATAAATGTTGGTTTCACCTGATAATGTAATACTGGTACCACTATATTGTACCAATTGACGATCCTCAAATTTTGGACGTGTGAAAAAGTTAGCCATTATATTACTGTAATACCTAAAGGTCTATATTGTAATGCTTTATTTAATTGTTCAGCCTCAGTTGCCTTTCGTGTTAACATATTTTCAGGACGTAATCTTTCTAACCTTTCTGTTAATCTTTCTGTTAAAGTAGTTCTATCTTCCTTGGCCTCACTTAATAAGGATTCGTAATCCATGGTTACTTCAGCGTCTGTAACACCCAAAGCACCACCAAATTTACCTCTAACACGTCCTAGGGTTTCTTTACATAAAGCAGTAAACCAATCCCTAACCCATTGTTTAGACGGTGAATTAAGTTCTGTATAATTAACAACATCTACAGGAACATCTGATGGTAATTTAACAATATCTTTATTAGCATTAAGACATCTTTGTCTTTCTTCATCAGAAGTTGTTTCATAATACCAATACCAAACTTTACTACCACCTACATTTATTTTTTGACCTCCAGCAAAACCAGCACCTCCAAAAGATAATCTACTTCCTGGGGGTGGTGATAAATGTAATAATTTGGTTCCGTTTGGTCCCCCTGTTACCCAATAAGTTAATTGAGAACTTACAATTCTTTGTTTTAAATTATAATCCGCGTTTCTTAATACAATATCGTATGCTGGTGCCAAATAAAACCCACCATAACCAAATCCACCACCTGCGGCACCATACGGTAATTGAGCCACACCACCACCAAAACCATAATCACCAAAACCGTAGTTTGAGTATAACGCATAGTCTACTGTTGGTGGTTGAAAGTATAGAACTTCATTTATTTCTCTGCCTGCAGGTATTTGATAAACTTGTCTACCATTTTCTAAAACAACATAATCTTGTTTTAATTCCCAAGGACCTCTTGCTTGTAAACCTACAATTTTTGAGTAAGCATACGTAAAAGAATCCTCATAGTTTAAACTTCTTGTTGTTAACGCTTTACTTAAATCCGCTGTATCTAAATTAATACCATCTAATGATGACCATTGAGTTTCAATTAACCATTCATTAACGAATGAAGAGTGGTCTTCTATGGCGATTTCTAATAAAGTACACATTTGTTCATCATCCAACTCAATTTTTCTGAGAGGAGCACCCAATCTGTGTCTAACTTGCCTAAATAATTTCTGTTTTTCAGCTTCTTCTATTATAAGTGACATGTGGACTTTATTTCATAAATATCCACAACTTTGTAATATTAACGGTGAAATTTATTTTTGGGTCAAAGATAAGATAAAATCTGATAATATAGAATATTCGTTATTTTTTTCACCTAAAATTGTAGAAGAAATATATTTTTTCTTTTCTAATAACTCAAATATTTTTTCTTCGATAGTGTCTTGGAATATTGGGTAATATACATTCACAGTTTTATCTTGTGAAATTCTGTAATTTCTATCCTCAGCCTGTTGATGGTTGGATGCTGAAAAATCTAAATCATGAAATATCGTCGTATCTGATGCAGTTAATGTGATTGCTGAACCTGCCGATATTATATTACCTATGAATACTCTGATATTTGGGTTGTTTTGAAATTCATCTATTGATTTTTGTTTTTCCTTATCTGACATTTCACCGTTATGACAAACAGCAATATCACCGAATATCTTTTTCATTTCTTTAAGTGATTCCGTGAATACTGTAAAAACAATAATTTTTTTATCTTCAGATTGTTCTAAAAAATTTTGTACCATATCAACAGTCATTGGTACTTTTTCTTTAGATATAAATTTACGTAATACAACCATTTCAACCATTTGTCTACCAACACCTAATTTTTTACCCTCCAACTCCAACCAAAATAGATAATCATCAAAGGCCTCTTTATAACCTTTTTTATTATCCAAGTCTAAATAAAATGGTGATACAATTTTTGGTGGTAAATCTAAATGATCCTCTTTTTTTCTACGTAAAATATAGTTTTTGGTTTTTTGATGTAATTCTTCTAAATTTGAAGCTCCGTCAGTTAACCAAATTCTTTTAACTTTACCTGATTTAAGTTTTTTGTTGAATGATTTTGCTGCACAATATCTATAAGCAAAATGTTGGAAATTACTAACTACAGGTACTTCACAAACTTTTAAAAGATTATAATAATCCATAGGTCTATTAGCTATTGGTGTTCCTGTTAATAACCAAACATTTTCTACCGTCTCAGATATTTGTGAAACTATTTTACCTCTTATTGAAGATTTATTTTTAATCATATGAGCTTCATCAACAATAATCAAATCAAAACCTTCTTCATTAATATAACTCTTAGGTTCTGTCTTTTTTCTTTTATCCTCTATTTCGTGAAACCTATTTAAAATATCATAGTTAACAATAGTGAAAAATTTGGGTTGCCAAAAACCTGACTTAACAATCGTTACATATTCTTCGTTTATAAAATTAGTTATTTCACGGAACCAGTTTATTTTAGCATTGGCAGGACATATAACCAATATTTTTTGAACACCAGATAATAAAGCTGCAGCAATAGAACTTGCAGTTTTTCCGAGCCCCATATCGTCAGAAAGTATACATTTTTTTCTTTTAAGAAGGAATTTAACAGCTTGTTCTTGATGTTTAAACAATGACCTACCCTTTTTATTTATCTTATTAACGGAATCAAAATCTACTTCTAAATCCTCATAAGGTTCATAAAACATATCTGTTAATAATTGTGTTTTTGGTATGTGAAATAAAATAGTTTCTTTTTGGTTTTTATATAATAAACCTTTTACATGGTAAGATTTTTCATTTTCAGCTAAAACAAATTGTATAAAAACTTTTTCAGGTATATTTTTTAAATTGTATTTTTCTTTCAATTGTTCACCCAAATAAGGTGTTATCTCAACAATCTTATCAATCTTAGTAGGTTCTATACCTATGTTTTCTTCCACGTAAGATATTTGAGAAGGGGTTAAAATATAAAAACCCTCATTCTCTAATTTATTTTTCATTTTTAATATGTGATCATTACCTCCTTGATAATTTCTTATCTTCTCTAAAGTGGTTTTACTCTTTAATTTGGTTAAATCTACCATAATGAAAAATAAATATAATAATCAACTGTGGAAAATAAAGAAAATACAGATTTAGTAAATATTTATTGAAATAAAAGTGCGCTATGGCTAAGAAAAGATTTCCGGTAAATAGAATGGGTAAATTTTACGATGAGACAGACTTCTCCATCGAAAATGAAATGGCCCGTGAATATTTAGAAGGTGATTTAAACATTGTCGTTGTATTATTCCAAGTTGATAGAAAGGATACACTTGTTGATGATGTTTATGGTGAGGCTAAAGCTAATGAAATTAAATTTAGAGCACCTAAAGAGCTTAGGGTTAAGTTAAAATTAGAAGAAGCTCAAAATAAATCTTATTCTGGTGGTATGAATAGATATATGGATTACGGACAATTAATTTTTACCATTTTCCAAGAACAGTTAGATGAGTTAAATTGTGATATAAATTACGGTGATTATATCGGATATTCCGACCGCGAAGATAATATAAAATACTTCACAGTAACAAATGATGGTAAAATATATTCAGACAATTCACACACAAGATTGGGATACAAAGGTTATTATAGAACAATAACTTGCACAAATGCAGATATGAACGAATTTTTACCAAATTATTAATATATGTCATTACCAAAAAAATTTAAAAAAGATTTAGACATAAGACAGGTAGATCCACAAGGTGGTCCAAAGGCTTATATCAATGATTATTTGGATAAAAATAAAACTAATTTACCCAGAGGTGTTGACCATGCTGATTTGGATAAGGGTTTTGTTGAATGGGTTGAAGACAAATTGGGTATTGTAATTGATGGTGAAAAAGTACCTGTTAGTTTTTTAACAGCACAAAGATGGGCTGAATTTACTAAAACATGGCAATCTTCAGATAAATATAAAAATATTAAAATACCTTTTGTTTCAGTTGTAAGAAAACCTGATGCTCAACCTGGTACTAATCCTTCAGATTTTAAAATACCTGTTAGGGCTAAATTTCCTTATATGACCGTACCAGTATGGGATGGAAATAAAAAAGGTGCTGACGTTTATATGATACCCCAACCTGTTGGTGTTGATTTAACTTATACTGTTAGGTTTTTCACTTTTAGAATGAACGAATTAAATAAGTTAAATCAAAAAGTATTAACAACTTTTGCTTCATCTCAATCATATGTAAATATAAAAGGACATTTCTTTCCAATCCTTCTTGAAAGCATAGGTGATGAATCAACTATAGACGACATTGATGGGAAAAGATATTATGTTCAAACATATGAACTTAAAATGCAAGCTTATATTTTAGACGAAGATGAATTTGAAGTGAAACCTGGTATGGAAAGAGCTATTTTATCTTACGAGGTTGAAACTAAAAGACCTAAAGCTGTTGTTAAATTAATTAAAGATGAAACTAAAGATGACAGAACAATAACGGCAATATTTCAATTTTTACCCGGTTCACCAACTACTGTAACTTTCCAAAATGATACGTTGGCAAGTTTTGTTACATTGGAAATCCAAAATGTCACAGCTGCAATAATAAGAGTTAATGGGGGTATAGTTTCATTACCATTTTCAGTGAAAGATGGTGACATGATAAGTATAAGTGTAGTTAGAACAGATTCTACCGCATTATCAGAAATAATATTAAGAGGAACAGTACCATTATAATGAGCAGTAATTTTTGTGGAAATAGTGATATAACCAAAATATTTGTGATAGAACCTACAGGTTCAGAATCTTTTAGTGCTAATACTATTGATATTACTGGTGATGCCACAATAGATGGTGATATTATAAATTGTGGTTCTGGAAGTACTTTATACACAGAAAACATTGTTGCTTGTGAAAGTGGTGTTACAATAAACGACGCAATCACAGTATACACTACTGAAGTTTTACCTACATCAGATAATTTAATCAGTGTTGGTTCACCGAGTAGACGATTTAGAAATATTAACACTATTAGTGGTACGTCCACGGTATGGACTGCCACAGGTATAATTTATACACCTAAATTAAATCTAGGTTTAGATTTAAGTGGTAATACTAGAGAAATAACAGCTGATAATTCTATCATTCAAGATGATGTCTTAAATGGAGGTTTTTATTAAAAAAAAGTAAATATTTTTTAAATAAAAAATTTTAACAATAATAGAATATTTATATATAAAAAACAAAAATGGCAATAAGAAGGACAATTTACAAACTTAAGAATAACCAATCCAACAATGGTACACTACCTTCAAGTGGTGTACAAATGGGTGAACCGTTAGTTAACTTATATAATGGTATTTTATTCTTTTCAGGAACAACTGGTGGTGATTACACACCTTTTGTTGATCCATCAAACGCAACTTCAGGTGGTACATATTTTGAAGTAGGTTCTAATCTTTATAACTTACAATTAAGAAATAAAATAACAGAGTACCAAGGTGAAACAACTAATTTAGCCGGTAAATTTCTATCTGGTACCACAACAGGTTTTGTATTAGCTAACATATCAGATATTGCTGCATCCACAAACACTTATGTCACTGGTGGTACATGGACGCCTAATACCCTAACATTAGGTCTTAATGACGGTTCTTCAGCCTCACCAATAACAATAGATACTTTTAATAATCTATCGTTATATGGTACAACAAATGTTAACGGTAATCTAACTGTTACAGGTACATCATCTTTACAAGGTGTCACAGCAACTAATGTTAATGCAACAAATCTTTACGCTTCTAGTACGTTAAGTGCTGTAACTGGTAATATAACAACAGTAAACAGTTCAACAATCAACACCACTAACTTAAATGTTACTGGCACTGAAATAGTTAATAATTTAACTATTACTGGGACTGGTCTTTATAATACAACAGCTACTGGTACAAATCCTTTTGAAATTGTTAATTATACCTCATTAACGGCTTTTTCACAAACAAAAGAAGTTTATGTGACAGGTATTACTTTATCACAGAGTGCGACAACATCAAATAATAATCAAACTTATAATTTAACTTATCGTGGTACACCATTAGAAACTACTAATTATACCATAACAGTTAAAGACACGTTTGTTACAGGTGGTACTTATGACACTAGTAATGGTACTATTACATTTGTTAAAAACGATGCCACCTCATTCCAGGTTACTGGTATTGATGGCATGGATACATTTGTAACAGGTGGTACTATTACAACCGCCCCTTCAAATAGTGATAATGACGGTGTAATAGGTTTAAAATACAACCAAAACGTCCCTGACGGTACATATACATTACCTTTTACCGATACATTTGTTACAGGTGGTACATATTCAAATGGTACCATCACGTTTAGTTATAACGATTCCACTAAAACACCTTTTACAGTTAGTGGTTTAACATCCACAGATACTTTTGTAACAGGGTTTACTTATAATTCAACAAACAACTCTTTAACCATAAAACAAAATCAAGGTAAAGATGACATTGTTGAATATATTAACACGTTCTCTGGTTTAACGGTTTCTAATTTAACAGCGGGTCAAGTTGTTTATGCTGGTAGTAGTGGTCAACTTAAAACTGAATCTGATTTTACTTATGATGATAGTAACAACATTTTAACGATTGGTACCACAAGTGGTAAATTAGTGGTTAACAACGGTATATCTGACGGTCCATCAACTTTTGGTCAAGGTGGTGTTACAATAGGTTCTGGTGGATCACAT